TTGCCGATCAAGTTCGGTGTGGCTCGGCGGGACGAGCTGGTGCTGGACGCCATTCGGTGTGATGACGGGGAGTTACAGCTGCGCTCGACGATCACGTGTGCGACGGCGGGTGTGGGGTCGACGGAGGGTGGGCGTGGCGTGACCTTACAGTGGGTGCATCTCAGCGAATATGCGGCGTTTCCGAACGCGGCGCAGACGCTGGTTGCCACGCTTCAGGCGGTGCCGCCGACGCCGCAGTCGGGTGTGGTGATCGAGAGCACGGCTCGCGGCATGGGCAACAGCTTCCATGCCGAGTGGCTCAGGGCGGAAGAGGGGATCAGCGGCTTCACTCCGGTGTTTATCGGGTGGCCGATGATCGAGGAGTACCAGCTGCCGATTCCGCATGATGGGCGGCTTGAGCTGGAGCCGGACGAGCAGGAGGTGGTGGCGAAGTTCGGGTTGACACCGCAACAGTGCTGGTGGCGGCGGTACGTGATTCAGACGCAGTGTGCCGGCCAGGTCGAGTATTTCAATCAGGAGTACCCGATCACGGCGGCGGAGGCGTTCATCGTGTCGGGGCTGCCCGCATTCCCGCGCAGCGTGCTCATTCCGATGCACGAGGCGATGCTCCGGGAAGCGAGCGAGCGGTTCGAGGGTGAATGGTCGACGGCGACGAATCAGGCGACGGCGCTCCGGGGTGGGCGGCTGCGCATCTACCGGCGGCCGGTCCCGGACCATGAGTACACGATCGGGGCCGACCCTTCGGGTGGACAGGAAGGTGGCGACCCGGCGGCGGCGGTGGTGTTCAGCCGGACGGTGGGAGAGGTCGTGGCGGTCTGGCACGGGCATCTGCCGCCGATTCCGTTCGCGCAGGTGCTCGACGGTCTCGGCCGCTACTATAATGAGGCGGTCGTCGCGCCCGAGCTGAACAGCGGGCATGGTTTCTCGGTAGTCGAGGAGCTGAAGACGCGGCAGTATCCGCGCATCTACGTCTGGCAGCGCGTCGACAAGGTGACTCATGCCGTCACGAACTTCTACGGTTGGTCGACCTCGTACCGGACGCGACCACTCTTGATCGACAATCTCCGTCACGGCTTGAGCGAGCAGGAGATACTCGTGCGTGACCCGGCGACCGTTCTTGAGCTGCTCGAATTCCAGTACGCGGAGTTTGGTGGGCGTGCGGAAGGACTCACGCACGACGACCTCGCGGTGGCGTGCATGATCGCCTTCCGGGTGCACACCGAGTATCCGATGCTGCAGACCGGGCTGCCGCCGCGTCACGTGCCTGAGCAGTTCGCGGAGCGTGGAGCGCGGCCGGTCTATCCGAATGCGATGACCAAGGATGCGTGGGAAGGCGTCGAGCGCGATCTGCAGCGTTTGAAGCACGGCAAGGGATCGAGCTGGGGTGAGTACGCAGTCGGCACGCCGGATCGGCGCGGCGAGGACAACGTGCACTTGGCGGACGAGCCGTGGGAGCAGGGCCTGGACGAGATGCCTGAATGGCCCTGGTAGGAAAAGGATCGGAGTCGCGTAGGCTCGTCCGTAGACGGGTCGCGGGTTCAGTCGCGTCTGCATCTTGCTTCTAGGCCCGCATCCATTCACGGAAAGATGCGGGCTGTGCGCTCTCCCCTTTTTCTTGCGGTCTCCGTATGGTAGACGCTTGTCCGTGCGGGCGCCCAACCCCATTCCCGGGCGCAAGCCGGAGCGGCACTTGCGCCAGATGCAGGGGCCACGGCTCGTCCCGCAGCGCTCTGTCGAGCCGCGCTCTGCGACTGAGGAGCGGGTGCTCGCGCGCCAGGACCGGAAGGGACTGCGGCGATGGGATCGATGAAGGTCCCGGATCGGCCGCAGCCGATGGTGTCGCCACCGGTTGCGGACAACATCAGCGAGCTGTCGACGCTCATGAAGCCGCGCTATCCGCGGCAGAAGCTGGACCCGGAGGGGCGGAAGTTCGCCAAGGGCTTCCGCGGTGCGGTCGTGCTCTCCGGGCCGCGCCCGCTCGTGCGGCGGGCACGGCGTCCCCGGTAGCGTGGGCGATGCACCGGGTGGGGGTGGCGCGCGAGGCGTATGGGGATGGGGACCCGGAGAGCATCGTGCCGGTGCAGTGGCGGGACCTCCACGTGGTGGACATGGGCACGCCGGCTGCGCGGCTCTACCGGGCCGTCCTGCTCGACGCCCTCCAGTGTGTCGGGCGCTACGTCCGCTCGGTGCGTCGGAACCGGCAGACCCCGGAGCGCGAGTTGGAGCGGCGCGAGCTGGTCGCCTGGCTGAGCGCGCGAGGGGTCTCTGCCTATGCATATCGCGTGCCGTTCCAGCAGGCGATGGCGTACGGCTTCCCGCATCTTGACGTAGACTCCGTGCGGGAAGCGCTCCTCGTGGCATTGCGGGTGCTGCCGGCGACCCCCAAGGTCCAGTTCACGTTCAACGACCGCATCCTGCGCCGGCACTTCGTGCGCCGGCAGCAGCCCGAGGTGGAGGTCGCATGAGCGACGATCCGGTGGCGACCCATAACGCCAAGGTGACGCTGGCTGATCTCCAGGAGGAGATCGCGAAGGCGCGTGCGGCGCTCGACCAGCTGCTCACCGCGCATGCCGAGGAGCGGGCACGGTGGGCCGAGGAGGTGAAGGCGCACGAGGCGCACCTGGCGAGCCTACAGCCAGGAGGGGCCGCGAAGGCGTCTCCCGTGCCTCAGGAGCAGCCGGAGCATCCGGCGAAGGCCAAACCATCCACTCACGCCGCCAAGCGCCACTAGGAGGCTCCTATGCCCCGAGCCGTTGGGCTGGCTGTCCCGTCGTTCGAGAAGAGCCGGAACGTCATCCGGGCCACCCTGCTGCGAGCCGTGACGGGCACGCAGGACGGCCCGTGGGCGCGCATGCAGGGTGTCACGCCGTTCACGGTGACGGTCAGTCCGGGCTTCACGCCGGGCTCGACCTCGATCCAGCTCTATGCTTGGAACGGGGAGCTGGCGCCCGTGGGCGCGCTGGTCGCGGTGGGCGCGCCGCTCTCCGACCCGATCACGGCGCCGGGCACGTTCACCTACTGCGCGATGCTCGACTGGCTCGCTGCCGCCATCACGAACGGGGCCGGGGCGTCGGTCGAGGTGATGGGCGTGGAGCTGGAGACCGGCTTTTAGGCGATGTCCCATCGCGTCATCCACGATTGGGACGAGCACCGCTTCCACCGGGTCATCAGCGATGCGTTCCAGATGCCCACGGGAGCGCAGTCGGGTTACGTCATCACGTCCGACGCCACGGGGAATTTCAGCTGGCAGCCAGGGGGCGCAGGGGGTGGTGGGGGCACGCAATACTGGCAAGACACGGGTACTGCGCTCCAGCCGCTGAGTGCTGGCCGGGGCGTCTCGCTCGGGGTGCCGGGTGGTCTGTCGATCAGCACCGGGAATCGGCTGCACATCGAAGGGCCGAACGGGGTCGAAGTCGTCGGTCTCATGCTCAAGCCGATTGGGTCGATCTTCCCGGTGGCTGGCACGCTCCAATGGACCGGGACGGCGCTCCAGTTCTACGATGGCACCAAGTGGGTGACGATCGGCGGTGCTCCCGCTCCGACTGATCTTCCTCCTGGTTCTCCTCCCGACACCACGATCGGCTACTGGCTGGAGAGCGCCAGCCTCAATGAGTTGTGGCCCTTCACTGCGGGCCGCAACGTCAGGCTGAATGACGGTGCGTCGCTCTATCTGAATAACGCTCGCACCGCGCGCTTCGTGGCGAGCCCGACCGTGCTCAGCGCCTATGCGCCGAGTGGCGGCGTCACCTGGAGCAGTCCGAGCGGGGAAGTGGCGGAGCTGACCGCGGCGGGCGTGATGGCGCTCCATGCGCCCGGAGCGGTTCCGTCCTCGTTCGTGGAGCGCTTGCAGCTTGACGCGGGGATCGTGGTCGGGCCGGCGCTCTCGACGCTCGTCGGGACGATCCAGTACGCAGGCGGCCATTTCCAGGGCCGCAACGCCACCGCCTGGGTGAATCTGGACGGCGCCGGAGCGCAGCCAGGGACGCCGGGGAATCCGCTCAATGCGACGGGTGTGGTGCCGGGGAACTACGGTGATAGCCTCCGTGTCCCAGCCTACACGGTGCTGGTGGATGGCCGGCTCTCCGTGGCGGCGAACGTCGCGATCGATTTCGCGACGGGAATCGCGGGAGTCGGGCCGAACACCGGTCCGACGATCATCGGCATCTACCCGAACCTGAGTCTCCCCGATCTGGTGCCGCCTGTGCCCCCCGGAACGTACGGCGACATGACGCATCTGCCGACGTTCACGGTGAACGCGAAGGGCCTGGTGACGAACGCGTATCAGACCGCGCTGCGCATCGCCCGCGATCCGATGGCGAAGATTCTCGATGAGTTTTGGGCGCCGTATTACCTGATTCCGAACGCGACGACAAACTTCCACACGGTGAACTTCACGCCGCTGGCGACGGGACGGGGGCACTTCATCGGAGCGGTGCAGGGGTTCTTCCTCAATACGATAACCAATCCGACCGTGGATGTGCTGCATCACTGTTTCGTGAGCGTGTACTTTTATCTCGATGGCGTCCTGATTAAGACGTTGCGGCGGCAATTCCAGTTGTTCGAGCCGGCGGACGCGAATGGGGTGACTGGCCCGATCGAGGTCCCGTTCTTTTTGCCGTGGCAGAACCTTGCGGTTGGGGCGTCGCATCAGCTGATTATTCAGTGCCGCAATTTCAACAACGCGAGCGAGACGACTGTATCAACGTATCCGATCTCGTATTATTTGGAGTATTCTTCCGTGCTGCTGGAGGAGGATGCGGAGGCGGGCGTCGGGACGAATTCCTCGTACCTGCTGGCAGGCGCGGTCGCAGGGCTCTCGCCATCGAGCGGTGTCATCGGGTCCTGGGTGGCGGTCTATGCGTTCACGCTTCCTGGTGGCCTTGGTGGCAGTTGGGCACTGTGCAAGACGGCACCGGGCGGCACGGTCGATTTCAACATTCAGGTGAACGGGGTGGTGGTTGGGACGATTCATTGGGTGTCGGGTGCGACTACAGGAGGATTCACGTTCCCGACGCCGGTGACGATCCATGTCGGTGATCTGATCGAGGTCGTCTCGGCAAGCGGTGTCGGTGATCCGACCTGGACGATACGGGGGTTGCTCTGATGGCATGGATCGTGGCCGATGGCTTCGACTACTACTCCACCGCTGCGGACCTGGCACGCAGCGTGTGGGATAGCTACGGCCCTGGGACCAACGGATTCCAGGCTGGTCGCTTCGGGACCGGGCAGGCGCTCAAGGCTGCGGCCACGCCGGGAATCTACTTCACCAAGACCATTCCCTCCAACGAGTCCACGCTCTACGTCGCGATGGCCTACTACCGCTACGCCGCGCTCTCGGGCACGAGCCCCGAATATTACATCACCTACCGTGATGGCGCGACGGCGCAATGCACCATCGTCTTCGAGTCGAGTGGTAACATCGTCCTCAAGAGTGGGATTCAGACTGGTACCGTGCTCGCTACCTATTCTGCTGCCTTCGCCCAGGACGTCTGGACCCATTTCCAGGTGAAGGTGGTGATCGATGGCAGTGCCGGCGAGCTGCGCGTGCGGAAGAATGGCGCGGTGTCGGACACCTTCGTCGCGACCGGACTCAACAGCCGGGGCGGCACGGCGAACAACTACGCCAACGTGATCGTCTTCGGGGGTGCGGCAGCCAATCTGAACCAGGTGGCTGACGATCTGCTGTTCTTCTCGGGTAGCGGCGCCGCGCCGAACACCTGGGTCGGGGACTGCCGTGCCATCTGCGTCCCGGCCATGGCGGACACTGCGCAGAAGCAGTTCGCCCCCATCCCTGCGGCGACCGGGACCGTCGCGGGAGGCTCCAGTAGCAGCAACGTGAGCTATGCGTCCGACACGGTGCGCTTCACGGGATTCACCCCGACCAGGAGTGGCGTCGTCACCAAGGCGACGCTGACGCTCGGGGCGCTGACTGGAAACATGCAGGCAGCACTGTACGACAGCACGGGCAGCGCGGGTGCGCCGGGTGCGCTGCTCGGGACGTCCGCTGTCGTGACCAACCCATCGGGAGCGACCGATTTCACCTTTGCCGCTGGCCCGGCGCTCGCGCAGGGGATCACCTACTACTTTGCGCTCAATCACAACATCTCGTTACCCGTCTTCGCCAGTTCCAGCACCGGCGCGTACTACACCCAGAGCCGCACCTATGCCTCGGGCTTCCCGAATCCGGCCACACCGACGGGCGCCACCGCGCAACCCTACAGCCTCTTGACGCTCTCGGGGAACGTCTATTCGGTCTCCGAGGCCCTCGCCAACGGCGACACCGACTATGTCGCCTCCAGCAACGTGAACGACGAAGACCTCTACACGGTCGGGCCGCTTCCGGTGACCCCCTTCGCCATCTTGGGCGTCGTCTCCAAGGTCTACATCAGGAAGAGCGACGCCGGGACGCGGCAAGGTCAGGTGCGTGTCAAGTCCGGGGCCACCGAAGTCGCGGGGGTCGATACGGCGGTGTCGTCGACCTGGACCTATCTGGCGCGGGTCGATGCGGTCGATCCCAACACCGGCGCCACCTGGACGCTCGCCGCCCTGACTGCGCTCCAAATCGGCCAGCGAGTGACGCTCTAAGATGGCCGACGGCTCCTTCTTCCAGCCCGGGGCGCCTCCCAATCCGTCCTCGCAGGTGAACGGCCCCTTCAACCTGGGCTGCGACTTCTACACCACGGTCGCGGGCAACACGCTCAAAGGGGTCTACTTCAACAAGCTCTCTACCGACACCGGCACCCACACTGCGACCATCTACCGCACCGATACGCAGGCCCAGGTCGGCCAGCAAGCCTTTTCGGGTGAGACCGCTTCGGGCTGGCAGTCCCTCACCCTTTCGACCCCGATCGCCTTGACGGCCAACCTCGTCTATCGCGTCTGCGTTTCCCATAACACAGCCAACTACCAGGCCTACACGTCGTTCGTCGGCAAGACGATCGGCAGTGGCGGTGCCTATGTGATGACCCAGATTGGCTATGCCATCGCGGGCACCGGGACCGGGTATCCGACCAGCTCATTCTCCGGCTCCTACTATGCCATCGATGTGCTGGTCGATAACGTGTTCACCGGACTCTACGCGAGCCAGGACGTAGCCGAGGTTTGGAGCGTCGATCAGCCGCCGCTCCGGGTCTCGCAGGCGGTGGCCGAGGTCTGGATGCAGAACCAGCCCCCGACCGCTCTCCGAGCGTCCCAGGACGTGGCCGAGGTCTGGGTGACTGACTCAGGGACGCCGACCGAGCTGCGTGCATCGCAGATTCTGGCAGAGGCATGGATAGGTACAACACCACCAGTAGGCACACGACTCCGACTGTCGGCACAGGTGATCTGATGGATATGGACGTGCGAATGAAGGAACTCGAAGCGCAGCTGAACGAGCAGATTGCGCGGCGAGATAATCTTCGGCTCGGGTTACGGCAAGCGACCATCCTCATCGAACGGTTGCAGGGTGCGTTGGCCCTAGCGCGAGAGATGATGGAGGCGAACCATGCGACGGCTGTGGTGCACGATTCTGGGACTGTGGTTACTGGTGGGAACAGCGACGGCGGCGATCATTGACACGTCGCTCGCTACAACCGGCAACGTCGTCACGGCGCAGACCGCGACGGGTGTGTCCGCGAATATCCTGCGGATCGGACGCGGGAAATACCGGACGCTGGTTGTGATGATGACGAACACGGGAGGTGCCGGGACTTCGACCGCGCAGCTGGAGATCAACTGCAATGGGCCGACCACCACGTGGGCGCTGGTGGCGAACAGCTCGACCGTGATGGCGGCGGGTGCGTCGGCGGCGTTGAACACGGTCTATCCTGCTTGTGACTACCGGATCAACGTGACTGCCTGCACCACGTGCAGCGTGAACGTGGATTATTTTCTCGGACCTGAGATTCAGTGAAGTATCGGTCTCACAGCGCCCGTCAGTGGCTCTATGATGCGCTGTCTAGCCCGCTGACGGTGGGAATACTCGTCTGGCTCATTTGGCTGCTCGTGCTGGCTTCGACGTACGCGCGGGGCGAAGGGCCGGCGATTGCGTACCCGGTTGGGCAAGGGGCGGAAGTGGGGGAGAAGATGACTTCGCCTATGGTGCCGGATCGGGGACCAACGGTGAATGGGGACATGGGGCCGGCGCAGCTCACATCGCAGGTGTTCGCACCGATTCCTCCGTCGCCGTCCAGCACCACGACCGTCCCGCCGACGACTACGACCGTTCCGATAAGCACGACAACCGTTCCGACCACGACTACGATTGGTCCGACCAGCACCACATCCACGACCGCCAGCACGACCAGCACAACCACGGTGGCGTGGCCGGTGAGCGATGTCTTCAACCGTGCAGGACCGGCGCTCGGTGCATCATGGACAACCCCGCTCACGTTCTACTCCATCGCGCCGGTCATCACGAGCAATGCGGCGACGGGGCAGGTGGGGACGGTTGGACTGGCTGTCTGGAATGCAGCTCAGCCTCAGAATGACAGCTACGCTGAAGGACAGGTCATTTGGGCGAGCGGAGACACCGGGTCCATGGTCGGGGCGTGCCTGGTCGTCCCGGCGGCCCAGGATGCCGCCTGCTGCATTCTGAACCAGGGCTGGCTCTCGTTCCAGGTGGCTGATAGCGGGGCCTCACTCACCGAGCAGAATCGTACCGCCTCGGCGTTCTCGTCGGGGGATTGGGTGGCGATCACGCGCTCGGGCGCGCAAACCTTCCAGTGCTACTCCTCGAAGGACGGCATTGCGTGGACGAATCGTGGCACGCCACAGACGGTCACAACGATGGCGACGGGTGGCGTTCCTGGCTTCACTGTGACGAGTAATGGCAAGTCGCTCGATCAGTGGAAAGGGGGCTTGGGAGCGACGCCATGATGCATCCGGCAGCGCTCGTGTTTCCGCTTTGCCTCCAGAACATCGAGGAGAGCGCGGTGTTGTCTCCGACCTCGCCTGCGAACATGGATGGGGTGATTGATTCCAGCGAGGAGCCCTTGGGGCCGATCTTCCTAGACCACCCGGACACCATTGGGCAGGGCAATCTCAATACGAACGCGCTGGCTGAGACCGGTGTGCTTCAGCTGCATGCTGCTCCGCGGGCGCAGACAAGCGTGCACTTTGACGTGCGGACGACCATCATGGTTGTGGCGGCGAGCTACGGCATCACCGACCATCTGGACGCGAGTCTGGTGATACCCGTCATTCAAGAGGACGTGGATGTGCATGTCCGCATCGGGCCATTCGTTGGGCGCACCACGTTCTCGGCGGCGGGGGTGAGCGATCTGAGCGCACGCCTGAAGTATCAATTCCATCCTAATCTCGCGTTGACGTTGAAGGCGATCTTTCCGACTGGTGATTCGAGCCGGGGGTTTGGCCTCGACACGTACTGGCTGACGCCTGGCGTGGCGGCTTCGTGGCCCATCGGCAAGCGGATGCAGCTCAACGCGCGGGCGGCGGGTGAGTTGGACCTGTCATACCTGAATCAATCCGGTGTGAGCTATGGCGTTGGGGCCTCGGCGCTCGTTGGCCCGGTCGCGCTCGTCTTTGAGTTTCTTGGCAGCAAGGGACTACAGAATTCCCTCTCTCTGTTCGATGTGACCTACGGCGACGGACACACGTTCGATTTGGCGTTCGGGATTCGAGCACCACTGCCACACGGGTTTATGGTGTTCGTAGCAGGAACCTATGCGCTCGATCACGATGGCATTCGTCCTGCTGGCGTCTCTCCCGTGGTGGGCGTCGGCTGGAACGCAATGCATTAACGTTCCTCTGCACCTGTTGAGAAAGTGCCATCTATGCCCAGCAGGACCAACGGGATCAACGGGACCACAGGGGCCATCGGGGGCCCCAGGAACGCCAGGGGCCAGGGGCGAGCCTGGCCCGCTCGGTCCACCGGGTTCTCCGGGGCTCCCTGGTGTTCCTGGGGCGCCTGGTACCCCTGGTGCGATGGGCACGCCTGGCCTTCAGGGTGTGCCTGGGCCGCCGGGACCGACTGGTCCGACCGGCCCGACCGGGGAATCGGGCAGCGGGAGTGTGACGATCACCACACAGACAGCAACGACCAATTTTACCAGACGCTTGCTCAAAGGCGATTTAGTGACGGCGATTGCGTCGTGTGCCCCTGGCGAGCAGGTCACCGGGGGCGGGTACACGGTGGAGATTTCACAATTTCAGGACATTCATCAGCTCGCACTGCTCAACGATCGGCCAACGAACGAGCCACCGCAGAGCTACATCATCCAGTTCATTGTGACCGATAATTTCGCCATGCATACCACGCTGAGCCTGACAGCGGTCGTCCAATGTCTCGGGACGGTCCCGTGACTGAGCCGGTTGCACAGCCGTCCTGGTTGGCGCCCTTGATCTCGGTCACGACGCAGCTCGGTGTGCCGACGGTCTTTGCTGGCATCTTGCTCTGGTTCGTGCTGTTTCGGCTCGGCGCCACGCTGGACAATATCGAGGACAACGAAATCAAGCGCACACAGCTCCTGACTTCGATGCAGGAGCAATTCGTTGCTGCCGTGCAACGGCAGAGTGAAATGTCCACGAAGCTGCTCGAGAAACTGGAATACTGCAAAGCACCCAAGGAGTGAGAAGGAGCCATTATGATTATTCGGAAATACTATTTCGACTCCGTGCGTGGTTCCTTGTTCTCGGGCTCCATGAATCAGCCGCAAGTGGACGGGCAAACGGCACTGCTCGACAATGCCGAGATGCTCGGCTGGGATGATCGGTGGACCGCGTATCTTCTGGCGACCACGTTTTGGGAGACGGCGCAGACCATGCAGCCTATCGCGGAGTACGGCAAGGGGCAGGGGAAGCCCTACGGGGTGCCGGATGGCCCGTACAATCAAATCTATTACGGGCGTGGCTTCGTGCAGCTTACGTGGTACCAGAACTACCAGAAGCAGGACGACAAGCTGAAACTCAATGGGCAGCTGGTCAAGGTTGCGGATACGGCACTCGATCTCCAGGTGGCGACTGACATTATTTTCGGTGGCATGCGCGATGGGGATTTTACTGGCGTGGGGTTGCCGAAATATCTCAACGACACACAGACGGACTTTTACAACGCACGAAAGATTGTCAACGGCTTGGACCAAGCGAACACCATTCAGGGTATTGCCTACAAGTTTGCCAATGCGATCTTGCACGACGCAAGCAGTCCTGTGTGATGATGCGACGGGAGTATCGGCCATGACTGTGCTGTATGTCATCGTGTCGTTCGCGATTGGAGCAATCGCCGGCTGGGTGATGCATGGGCAGATGACGAAGGCGATTGAGGCATCACCGGAGCCGCCGACGAAGATCGGGAAGAATGACAAGACATGAACATTTGACGCAGTTGCGGGATGCAACGCGCTGGTACCTGGAAGCGAAGATTCGGGATGAGGACTGGCATGGGGTCTCGGATGCGGCGAATGACCTTCGCGAGATCGATGCCGAGCTGCGAGGGCTGATTGATGGAGAACGGTGCATGCCCGACGTGTCAAGTGCTCCGGGAGGAGTTGGCGACCGTGCGGGCGGAGCGGGAAAAGTTGATGGACCGCCTCATGGCGGCCTTGTCCCCACCAGCGTACCAAGCGTTCTCTGGCGTGCCGGCAGCTGGACAGACGCTAAGCGCGCCGATCAACACCGTCGTAGACGCGCAAGGAAACGTGTGGGTCGAGGTCGCGGGGAAGCTGGTCTCCCAGGCGGAGTGGCAAAAGCTGGCGACCGGAGCAGTCTATCTGGACGAGGCCGGGCGAGCGGTCCCGGCGGAAGAAGTCGATCGCGCCATGGATAAACTTGGCGAGATGATCGGAGGAGGGAAGTCGTGATGAAGCGTCTACTCGGGGCCGCACTGTTCCTCGGCTGGGCAGTCGCGGCGCAAGCGGCCATCAGCTGGACCGTGACCAAGGCATCGGACTGTACGGCGGCGGCCACGCCTTCGGGCTGCTGTGTCATCGCCAGTCCGGGGGCAAACCCCGCGTGCGTGGCGCGGAACACGGCCGGTACACTCACTACGGTGCGTGCCGATCTCCGTTCCGATGGTGGCACGTATACGAGCGGCGGTGACACGCTGACTAGTGCTGCGCTCGGCGTGCTCGGGCTGACCACGATTCAGTATGGCAACTGCTGGGTCAGCAATGGTGGTGAAGTCATCACCACGTCGGATGTGACCGGTAAGCTGGTCAAGTTTCGTATTTGGACGACGGCGGGCACGGAGGCGACGGGCGCGATTGCGACCAGCGTCTATATGGTGTGTGATTTTTACGGACGCTGATCGGTGGCGTTAGAGAACGTCTTTCCTCCGGCGCCCACGAACACGGGCGTCGAGCGCGGGTCGGCGCAGACGCCGAGCAGCGAGCCGCGGAAACCGCTCACGGGCTATCAGCCGACGCCCGAGGAAAAGGAGATCATCCAGCGGGTCCAGGACCGGATTCAGTACACCGGCCGGGACAATACTCGCTGGGCGCTCGAACGCCAGATGTTCGAGACGATCGCCATGTACTGTGGCATCCAGTGGATCGAGTATTCCGAGACGCAGCGGCGCTTCCAGCGCTGGAACGCGCCGTCGTGGTTCCCGACGCCAGTGACGAATCTGATCGGGCCGCGGGTGGGAATCATGCAGGCGGGACTGGCCCGGTCCCAGCCGCAAGGGCGGGTGCGGCCCAATACCAACGAGCCGCAGGACTTCATGGCGGCGAAGGTGGCGGAGAAGCTGGTTGGCCGCTTCTACGACGTGACCGACGAGGACGAGCTGCGCGACATGGCGTCTCTGATCTCGGCACTCACCGGGACCGTGATCGCGGAGGACTGGTTCAATCCGCAAGCCGGGCGCGTGAACGTCGTGCCGCAGATGCAGGTGGTACGCAATCCGGTGATGGAGCAGTTGGCACAATGCCCGACGTGTCCCGCAACGGCGCCGCCCGAGAACGTGAGCCTGCCGTGCCCGCAGTGTGGCGGGCTCGACATGGCACTCGGAGAGCGCCAGCGCACCTGGCCGGATGGCACGCCGATCACGACCTCTAGACTCCAGCCGGTCATGGGCGAGGATGGGCAACCGGCGATCGATACCATCCCCGAGGGCGAGATCGAGTCGCGGGTCCGCATGCTCATGAACTTTTATTGGGACCCGAAGGCGGCCAAGCTGAAGGAAGCGCGCTGGTGCGGGGAAGCGCTCTACGCCGATCTTGACTGGATAGACGAGAACTATCCTGACCTCGGTCCGTACGTCGGCTCCGAGGAGGGAATCGACCAGCTCAACTTCTACGAGTCGTCCCTGCTGGCGCTCGTCGGTCCCTCGATTCAAGGAACAGCCCATTATGGCGCGACGCAGTTCTTCAAGCATGGAGCCGTGCTGCGGAAGTACCAGGAAAAGCCATCGCAGAAATATCCACAGGGCCTTTTCGCGGTCATTGCCAATGGCGTGCTTCTGCACCGCGGCCCGCTTCCAATCACCGATGAGCACGGTGTTCCCACCGGAGATTTCAACTATACGGAATTTCGCTACGATGTGGTCCCGGGACGCTTTGCTGGCCGCACACCCGCCGAGGACATGGTGCCTTTGCAAAAGCGCGTCAACGGGATCGATGCCCAGGTGATTCTGAACCGCAAGACCATGCTCTCGCCGTGGATTCTGGCGCCCAAGGGCAGCGGGCTCGATCCGGCCCGCCAGCACATGCGGCCTGGCGCTACGGTGCTCTACAACTTCGTCGGGGTGGGTGCAGCGCCCCAGGTCGTTCCGGGCACGCCGCTGCCGGCGCAGATCATGGAGGAGCGGCAGCAGGCGATCCAGTCGATGGATCAACTCGCGCAGGATGCCGCCTCCATGGCCGCGCAGCAGGCGCCCGCTGGCACGCGCTCCGGAATCGCCATGAACTTCGCCAAGGAGGCCCGCGAGGAGGTCACGATTCCGCGGCTGCGGCGCTGGGGCCGCTGGGTTGCGGACCGCGACCGGAAGAAACTGCTGCTCGCGCAGCGTTATTATCGTGAGCCACGGATCGTGAAGGTGCTCGGCATCGGCAACGAGTACCAGGCGCAGGAATTCCAGGGCTCTGATCTCCGTGGCAACACGGACGTGACGGTCGATCCAGGGACGCTGATCTGGCGCTCGCAGTCGGCGCGACAGCAGGCGATCATGGACGCGATCGAGGCCGGCATCATCAAGCCTGACAGCCCGGTGTCACAGCAGAAGCTGATCGAGCAGCTCGGGATTGAGGGCTGGGATACTGACATCGGCCCGGACCAACGGCGCGCGAAGAAGGAGAACGCGACGATGGACGACGGCGGCCCGGTGCAGCTCACGCCCGTGGACGACCACGACGTGCATCTCCATGAGCACCAGTCACGAATGAAGGACCCGGGCTTCGATTCGTTGCCGCCTGCCGCCCAACAAGCCTACCAGGCCCATGTGCAGGCGCATCAGCAGGCGCAGCAGCAGGCGCAGGACGCCGCCGATCAGACGGCGGAGCAGAAGATGGACCAGATCATTCAAGGCGCGGCGGAGGCCAAAGCGGCTGGCGTCGAGTCTTTGATTGCAAATGCTCAGAAACAGATGACAACTGGAGCTGGACCAACTGCCCCACAGCCAGGGGCTGGGTGATCGAGGGATGCCCATACCGTTCCCTCGTGGGCGAGCGCCCCGCCACAGCGGGCGCGTGAGGAGTCTGTTCGATGGGCGCCGCAGCTGTTGATTCCCAGCCGACCGGGACCCCTGGAGCACCGGCTAGTGCACCAGGCGCCCCAGGAGGCGCGGGAGGTAGCTCACAGCAGGGCACCCCTACCCCCAAGGGCTCGGAGGGCGCTCCGGGCACGGGAGGCCGCACAGAAGGCACTTCTGCGCAGCCCTCGGGACCGCCGGCCGCTCCGGCGACCGAAGGGGGTGAGGGGCAACCTGGGAAGGCAGTGCAGGAGCACCATGTCCCGTGGCGGAAGTTCCGGGAGGTGCAGACTGACCTGACCAACACCCGGCGGGCGCACGCAGGCGAGCTGGAACGAGTGAACGGCCAAATCGCCCAACTCACCCAGCAGAACCAGGAGCTACTCCAGACCAAGAACGACTACGATGTTCTGGAGCAACTCATAGACGAAAACCCTGATCTAGCTGAGCAACTCTTCGAGCGCGCCGGCAACATGCGGGCACGGGCAGCAGCCGCTGGCCGTGCTGGTCGCAATGGCCAGCCGCAGGCGGCGCCCGCAGACACGGGACTCGCGCAGGAAGTTCGCCAGCTCCGGTCCATGTACGAGTCGGACCGGGCGGCTCGCACCGAGGCGGAGACCAACGCCCGCCTGAGCAACACGGATGTCCAGCTGGTCGAGCAGCTGAAAGGGCTGCTCGCGGAGCACGAGCTGGATCATTCGTGGCTCCCATCGGCACGGGAGTACGTGCTGGCGGTGGCGCGGAAGTATCCCACGCTCGACATGAGCGAGGTCCCGTACGTGTTCGCGGAATGGGCCGGTCCGCTCCAGGAACGGCTGAACCAACAGCTCAACACCTGGCGCAACGGCAAGCTGGCAGACGCCAAGAGCCTGCCGCCGATGCCAGGCGGCTCGCCCGTGGTGGCAGCCGCGGGCGCTAAGGGGGCGCTGGACCGCAGCACGAAGTCGATCTTGGAGGAGCGCTTGAAGAATCAGCTGGGCTGGAAGAACGAATAGCGGGAGGACAGTTGTATGGCCCAGCCCCCTGCGGTAATCGACAACATATCCGAACTATCCGCCATCTTGAAGACGGTGTTCGGTGAAGGGGTCGAGCAGCAGCAGAACCTGGCCGCGATGCTCTACAAGCGGTTCGGGGAGAGCGGTGTGCGGTTCGGCGGTAACTCGTACGAATTCCCCGCTCGCATGGTGAACACACAGTCGGTCGGTGCTCGTGGCTACAGAATCTCGCTGCCGGAGCCCATCCTCAACGTGGACGTGACGGCTCGCGTCCGTCACAAGTTCATTTACGGCACATTCGATATCACCGGCCCGGACATCGAAAAGGGCAAGGGAAACGTCAATGCGTTCGTAAACACGCTGACCGACAAGATGCGGTCCCTCACGGAAATGATGCTGAAGGACCTGAACATGCAGTCGTACCTGGACGGGACCGGCGTGCGCGCCACCATCCCGACCGGCGCGACGTTTGCGGCGGCGGGCATCGCCGTCGATCAGGTGAAGTTCTTGCGCGTCGGCATGCAAGTCAACGTGGTGTCGGGCGCGGACGGCGTGACCCTGCGCAGCGGCACGGCAGGGAACGTCGGAGACTCCGACCAAGGCGATGCGGCGGGCACGTACTACCAGAAGCGGTACACGATCAGCCGGATCGACACGTCGACTTCGCCGCCGACCATCCAGCTGTCCAACGCCGCGGGCGTCATCAGCCCGGCGTCGGGCATCACCGGCATCGCGGTCGGGGACATGATCGTGCGGCACAAGGCGATCGGGGCGGAGATCACTGGCCTCGGCTCGATCGTGGACGACGGCGTGAACGATCCAGGCGCGAACGTCCTCCAGGACATCGATCGGGTCGCGAACCCGCTCTGGCGCGCGAAGATTCTGAACGCGGGCGGGGGCGACATCACGCTGCCGATGATGCAGCTCGGGATGGACTTGCCCGAGGTCTCGTCGGGCCGCCGGATCACCACCGTGATCGGCAGCTACAACATGCGGGAGCGCTACCTCCAGGTGCTGGTGCCGCAAAAGCGCTTCACCGACTTGAAGCTGGACGGTGGCTTCCAGACGCTCGAATACAATGGGCGTGACTTCCTCGTAGATGTCGATTGCCCGGACGGCCAGGTCATCTTCCTGAACGACGATTCGATCCAGAAGTTCGGGCTGTTCGATCTCGCCTTCGTGGAGCAGACGGGCGGCATCCTGAAGCACGACAGCTTGGCGGCAGGCGACGTGTTCTACGGCTACATGCGCGTGATCTGCAACCTCGGCACCACGCAAGCCAACTCGAACGCCAAGATCGTTGGCGGGATCATTGACCCCAACTATGTCGTAGCAGCGTAGGAGGCGTTCATGGCGACACCGAATCCAGGACCGCCAGGGCTCGCGCTCACGACCCTCCAGGCGTACCTGGACGACAAGAAGTGGCTCTTCTTCGAGAAGGGCTTGATGACCATATGGGGCGAGCTGTACCTGCTCTCGCAGAACTCCAACAACCCGCAGCTCTCCATGCTCGGGCCGATCGATGGGCGGTACAGCTACAGGTCGGCCGCGGGCACGGTGATCCGGCAGCCGCCGACGTACTCGCGCCTGGGCTCGCCGGGCATGAGCCCACTTACCCCTCCATAGGAGGCTGCCATGGGCATGACACTTCGGCAATACATGGACGATCGGCTCCGCTGGATCATGTTCGAGAAGGGGTTGCAAGTCGAGTGGAATTACCTGAACCAGATCATCAACTCGCTCTGCGGCTCCGGCTTCACGGCGAGTACGACGGTGCTGGAGTCCGCCGACATCACCGCAGCGACTGGCCTCAACAAGAACACGGCCAAGACGTTCTCGGGCACGTTTGCCACGGGCGCGCAAGCCGGCGGCTCTGGCTTCACCGTGCCGCCGGGCGACATCGCGGGGAACATCGGTCCCGGTCCCCAGCGCCAGACGCAACGCGTCCCGACTGCGGGGTTCCGCGTCTCAACCTGACATGCAGTACGCTCCGGATCGCACGATCGCTGCCGCGCTCAAGCGGATCGACCGTGGGCTGTCGATTGCCTGGGTCGAGCCGCAGTGTCGCTGGGCAGTCTTCCATGATCTCCAGGTCGAGGGCAATCCGGAGGAGGAAGTCGACCGGCTGGCGACGGCACTCCAGCTCGATGCTGCGAAGATGGGATACGTCGTCAGCCGGTGGGACTGTGTGGAGACCGCGCGCAATGCGCTCGTGGCGCGCAAACTTGTCTGCTACGTCGTGGACGACGACGGCACCTATCGGTCCCTCGATTCACGGATTGTCAAGAAGCTGGAGCGCATGGACTACTACCGCCGGAATTGCGGACTGCGCGACTGGCGGCAAATGTTAGACGCACGGGCGGATGCTTTGCGCCGGGCACGGAGCATCGCACAGGGCGACGTGTGGGACTGCATCCAGCACGATCGTGTCTTCGCCAGCCAGGTGTCGGACATCTTGTGGGGTGTGCGGCCCGTGCGCTCGGTCACAGTGCCTGAAGGAGTACCCGATGCGAACGATCGTGAGCGGCATCCAGAGGCCCGTCCTGGTGAAAGTCCGGGGCAAGAAGCCGAGCGTGATCGCGGCGACGGAAGCGGTGTGGCCGCCACGGACGCTGGTGCTGGAGCCGTACCAGGGCACTCAGCTTACCGATGACGATGCCGACGTGATCTTGGAAGCCTGGGCACAGCAGGGGCTGATCGAGCTGAAGTCGGATGGCGTCCTGGCTGACGTGCTGATTGAGGCGAAGAGCCAGCGCATGGCATGGCTCGACTTTTTCATCAACAACTTCCGTGAGGAGAACGCGCGGCGCCGGGCCGGCAACGAGGGTATCCTCATGCCGCGACGTGTGCACCGGGAAGCCCTGAAGGAGCTGAAGGCGTTACAGGTGGAGCTGTCTGCCCTCGACGCCGAGCTGCTGGGCGAGCCGGCGAAGCAAGTGCTGCACCGGCCCACGATCGAGGATGTCGCGGCGAAGGAGCTGCTGGGCTTCGGTATCAGCCCCGCGGTCGCCCCGCTCATTCCGGACGGGCTGCCACTCACGGACACAGGCGTCTAGATGGAGGGTAGCGTAATGGAGGACGAGAAGGACGAGAAGCTGGCCGAGCAGCCGCCGCCCGATCCGGGCCGTGCGCCGAGCGGTCTGACCAATCCGCCGCCACCCGAGGGCTTCGATCCCAATGCCAAGCCCGAGGAGCCACCGCCGCCGGTCACGGAGTCCGAACCGAAGGAGTAACCCATGGCGGACAAGTGGATAGCCGGGGCGATCAAGCGCCCCGGTGCGTTCACGCGGAAGGCGAAGGCCGCAGGCATGGGGACGCAGGCGTATGCCAGCAAGGTACTCGCAAAGAGTTCGGGAGCGTCCACGCAGACCAAGAGGCAAGCAAACCTCGCCCGGACCCTGCGTAGCTTTCACCGTCGTTGAACGCAGCGACGATCTCGATTCCCGCGGACGCCCACGGGACAAACCATGGACGCCTCCGAGGAGACGTAAATGCCGGATATCATCATCATAAAGCCCTCGGCTGGTGAGCAGGACTATACTGAGGGTCGTACCTGGATCGACAAGCAGTCACCGGATCGGAACTTGACCCAGGACGAGCGGGAGGCGCGGGGCTTCGAGCGCGAGAACGAGCGCAGCCAGCAGCTCGAAGAGCAGAACAAGGAGCGCTGGACGCGCCCGTTCACGATCCGTCCGATCTCGCGATCGATGGGGCGCTAAGATGCCAACTGGCACCCGTGCTCCTCTTGGGCAGCGGCGCTTGCAGACATCGCGGCAGGGGATTGCCTATTGGACGATCAAGGTCGCTGGGCATCGTCGGTGGCGTTATGAGCACCGTGTTGTAATGGAGGCACTCTTAGGCCGTCCATTGCGGTCCGGGGAGATCGTGCACCATCGGGACGAAAATACATTGAATAATGAGCCGGGGAATCTGGAATTGATGACAGCCGGCGCGCACGTTGCGATGCATCATCGTATTTCAACTTGGACAAAGCAGCACATGGCATGTCGGGAATGCGGAACGACTGATCGTAAGCATTTGGGAGGCGGTCTCTGTTCGCTATGCTACCAGCGTCAGCCGGGCAAGCGCTGGAAGGATTGGAAGGTGCGGCATGCCGTCCGTATCCGCTAGTCAGCAAATGTTCATGGGCGCGGCGTATGCCCGGGCGAAAGCCGGGCATCCGCGTGCTGGTGATCCCGACATGAGCATCAAGCAGCTCCGGGACTTTGCGTCGACGCCGCGCAAGGGGCTGCCGGCACGGGCGAAGGGTCGACAGGTACGACGCTAGATGGCATGGCCGCAGCGCTCACCGGCAGCAGGCAGCGATGAGCCGGCTCCTGATCCAACGGACTTCGGGATGGCCGACGTGCCTGCGGAGGGCAGTGATAAGCCTCCGATTGCTGGTCCGGAGGTGCGCCCGGAGGTGCTCGGACGCCGCCGCGGGGAGACTTTGGGTGAACTTGCGCAACACGAGCACGACCGGCAAGCCCGGATCGCCCGTGCAAGTGACCGTGGTCTTAGCGGACTGGATCGAGCTACCAACCCCTACGATTTCAACTCGCCGCAAGAGTACCTGGATGCGGCGGACGCTACACTGAATGACCTCGCGCGCTCAGGTCGGGTGAGGATCACGGAGAGCGGTGATGTGTATGGGACCGATATCAGCAAGGAAGACAACGACAGGGTGCGGATCATGCTCGACCACATGCATGAATTCCAACCCGGGCCTGCCACGCGAAGTGTCTCGGAGGCAATTCGGGAGTACGGGACTCGACCGATCGCGGATGTCTCCGAGATACCTGAGCGTGAGTACGAGCTGAACGAGGCGCCGAGCACGGCGACGGACGAGTGGCGCCAGCACATGGAAGAGCAGCGGATGCAAGCTCGGCTGGGGATCGGGGGCTGAATGACCGATGTATCCGAGAAGATCGAAGCGGCCGAACGCCTCGAAATGAACCTCATGAAGAAAGGCAAGACGCACGCGGAGGCGGAGCGTGAGGAGAAGAAATTTCTCAAGCGACCGGAGCGGACTCTGAACCGAGGAGGAGCACGGAAATGAGCAAGGGCTATGCGGCGCCGATGGCGCCCACGGCAGGAAACACATCGTCCAGCGGGGGCAACGGTGGCGGCGGCATGGCGGGACCGATCATGAAGCGGGACATCAATCCGCGTGCGTCGTCTGCCTTCCGCAAGGGCGGCGGCGGTCCCTCGAACTTCGAGCACGGCGGCGGCAAGCGGATGTTCGGTCGCCTGGTGAAGCGCTGATGGCAAACGTCATGGGCGATGACAGCAAGGGTGGCCGTGGGCTCGTCAAGACGATCGGAAGGATTGCGAGCCGTGGGGGCGCGAGTGCGAAGCCGCCAGTCGATCAGCAGCCGCCACTCACTCGGGATTACGCGCAACGCGAGAGCACAGACACGTTCCCGCGGGCCTATCCGCGCTTCGGGCGTAACGTCGGTCGCCGCTAGTGGGCGTGCCGTTCACCAGCGTGAACGATCTCTACACCGCGCTCCGTGCGGTGACGGACCACTCACGCCCGGCGTACGACGGCGAGATCGTTGGGGCCTTGAACTTCGGCTACAAGGAGACCATCCGGGCGATTGCCTCCGTGCGCTCCGAGATGTTTGCCTCTTACGTGAACAACTTTACGCTCAAGGCCAACACGCGTGAGGTAGATGTCTCACTGCTCGACCCGCCGCTGCTCCGTCCTACCCGGCTGACGGCGCAGCAGAGCGGGCGGAACACCGCTATCCTCTTCCGCTACCGGGCGCTCTATCATAGCGAGTACGAAGCCGCCGAGTTGATGCAGCAGACGGGCACGTTTAACACGATCCTCTACGACGTGCTTCAAGGTAAATTCCCCGGTCTGACGACCACGACGACTGGAGGGACGCCGCCACTGAATTTCCACGTGAATGTGCAGGACATCACGAACTTCCCGGCGGGCACGTTCGTCACGCTTCCGTTGCCGGCTCGTAGCATCATGAGCACGGTTGCTGCGACGCCACAGCCCACTCTCACGGAGCCATACTACGGAGTGGTCACGACAGCGAGTGGCACGGCGCTGGCACTCAATCCGGCGATTACCACAACGGTCCCAACGGCGCTCACGGTCACGGCACTTCGCCGGGTCATCATCCGCTGCGCCAATCCGCCGACCCAGGATACCACCGGGCAGCTCTGGTACCAGTACCGCCCGCCGCGCCTGGTGAACCTGACCGAGATCATCGATCCGATCGTGGCCGAGCACCAGGACATGCTGCTGTTCTACGCGATCTCCATGTACCTCCGAGCCGTCAACGATACGGAAGCCTCTAGCTGGCTTCAGAAGGCTCAGCTGCTCAAGTCCGAGCTGATGCAGGACCTCGAACCGCTCTCGGGCCAGAATAGCGAGTCGCTCGATTCTGGCTTGTGGGGTTTGGGATGAGTTCGCTCTGGCCGGCGTTCCTGAAACGGCTTCGCTGGAAGAAGGCTGCGTAGTGTCGATCGATTGGGCGAAAATCCAGGGTGGTCCCGACTTCAAGGGACTCCTCGCACGTCGCCAGATGGAGCTGGACGACCTCTCCTATTTTGCTGCACTCGACAACATCGATGCTTACGGTGGTGCACTCGGGAAGCGCGGCGGCTCGCAGCTGGTGAACGGCTATGCCACGTTCCTCACCGCGCCCGCCGTATCGGGAGCGACCACGCTGGCAGTGAACGACGGCAATGGCTTCGTGAATGGACAGTCGGTCTACATCCTCTCGACCGTGCATACGGTCGTGAGTCACGGCGCGAAGACACTTCAGATTTCGCCTGGGCTCGATGCGCCGACCGCGAGCAATACGGCGATTGGCACCCAGGTGATTCAGGGCTTCCCGGCACCAGCTGAAATTCAAACGCTCTTCCAGGGTGTATTCCGCAACGGCGACATGACGCTGTGGGCTGCGGTGAACTGCCAGCCTTACAAGATACTCGCCGGGCAGACCCCTATCGCCCCGACGTTGAACTTCCCCGTCGTGACTGTGGCGACGGCCTATGCTGGCAATCCGAGCGCGGCGGCATTCTCGACGCCACAGGCTATCTCGGTAGGGGATTGGATCACCTTTGCAGGCGTGTCTTACAGCGTGCAGATCACGGGCAGCTACCTGGGTGTCTTTGCGTTTTCGCCTGCGTTACCAGCCGTGCCCACGGTTGGGCAGCAGGTTACCCTGTCATCCTTGCACACGGGTCTCGCTGATCCGCCTCCCGAATTCGTGCAGTACGGGAATATGACCTACATGACCGGCGGACTTCAGCAAGACGGCGCGGGACATAAATGGCCGACTACGGCGATTGCCATGCGTCAGGACACTCCGCTGACTATCGGCTCGCCAGTGAAGGGCTGGCGCATGGGTCTCAGGCCGCCTTATCAAAGCGCGACTGCTTCCGCCGGGAACGTTGTCACTACGCCTGCCAGCGGACTTGTCTCCGGGCAGACCTACAAGTACCGCACGCGTTACTACAATTCCAAGACGGGCCAGGAATCCGAGGGTGGTCCGGAAGCTGCGGTGGTGATTGGCACCGCACCGAATAACGGTGCGTCGCTGACCATTCCCGGCTCTCCCGATCCGCAGTGCGATCAGGTGCGTGTGTACCGGACGAGCATGAATGGTGGTGGTGCGTGGTACCGTGTGCTCAACGTTTTGGTCGGGAGTCCGACTGCCGCGCCCTCCAGCACGATCACGAATCCTGGTGCGGGTAGCACGGTGGTGGTCTACGATTACACCGCAGACGAGGGACTCGGCACACAGATGCGCGACCTCCTCGATAACTGCATTCCGTCGAACATCTCGATCCTGACCATTTGGGGTCAGGCAAACCGGCTCATCGGGATCGATCGTGTCGCCAATGCGGTGAACTATTCCGACCAGCCTGATCTGGCGACGGGCCGACTCAAGGGGGAGAGCTGGCCGATCAACAACCAAATCTTTGTGGCCTATGACGACGGTGACGTGCTGACGGGCATCGCGTCCTTCTTCGATTCCGTGCTGGTCTTCAAGGAGCGCTCGGTCTGGCGCATCACTGGCATTCCACCGGACATCAAGATCGAGCCGCTGCACTTCCGTCAGGACCAGACGGCGTGTGGGTGTCGGACACAACGGCAAATCGTGATCGACCATGACGAAGTGATCTACCGGGGTCAGGAAGCCATCTACGAGTTGAATCGCTTTCAAGGGCAGGCGGAAGGATTCAAGTCGCAGCGGCTCTCCTTGCCGATCGATGAGCTGGTGCAAGCGCAATACGACAACAGTGTGGAGCAGCGCGTGGGGCATGGTGTCTACTTCCGTGCCAAGCGGCAAGTCCGCTTTTGGGAAACCACGATGCGCTGTCTCGTGCTCCAATTCGAGTCGAGCGTCGAGGGTGAGCCGTTCGGCTGGATGCAATGGATTGCGAGCACGCCAGACGATGCTCCCATGCCGCTGCCACCTTCCGGTCCACGCTGCTCGTGCATTGCCCGCTATGACCCGGCGGTTTTCCGTGGTGTCGTGAACTTCTACTGGTCCCCTGGTGCCCACGTGGACAGCGCGAACTTCGTCGGGATCGATGGGGGTTACGTCGCACAGCTCGACATCGGGCAGGCGGATTATGGCTGCAAGGCGATGGGCGTGCGGATGGGACCATTGCGGCTGAGCCCGGCAGGGCGGGGCATTGCAGCACGGGGCCGTGCGATCGATCTCCAGGTGCAGCAGATGAATGCGGCGGCGCCGTGGTTCGTCGTCGGGACCGACTGGATGGTGGGACCGTTCACGGTCAATCTCTCCTTCGTGCAGGGCGTCGGCACGATGGACTCGAATCAGATCGATCTCATGGGCGTGCCCGTGCCGGCATTCGATACCGTCTCTGCGCTTATCAGTGCGCCCGGGCATCATCACGAGTGGGTCTTCAAGGAGCAGGACCTGAACTCCTACTATCGCATTCTCGGCTGGACGTACTGGTTCCAGACATTGCCGGTGCAAGCGGTCTGGCGGAGATTCAAGTACGTCGATGCTCGTCCCACCATAATCAACGTGCCGAATCCGTGAGGCCGCGATGGCGAAAAAGACAAAGCAGATAGCTGCCCGCGCACGTGGTGGTGGAGGCGGTGGGGGCGGCGGCACCGGAGATTGGTGGCAGGGTACGCCAAAGGACGGGAAGTATCCGTCGGCCTTCGGACTGCCCGGTCAGAATCCCGCGGAGGCAGCGAAGGCGGCGCGGCAAGCAGGACGTGCTCAAGGACTGCGTGGCCCGGCACTTCGCGCGAGTGTGAAACAAGCGCGGCAAGGGGCGATTGCAGGGCAGTCTGCGGCAGCTGAGCAAGCGCTGAATCTGCCGCCCGGTGCGCTCAAGTACGTGAAGCATCCGGCGCGGTTCATTGGCCGCATGCTCCAGGGCCAGGGACCGGCATTCCGCAAGATGGCGTTCTTGCGCCAGGCATCGAAGGACCTGGGCTATCAGCAGGCTCAGGACACAATGACTGGCTACATGGGCCAGCAGTACGATCCGACCACGGGCCAGCCGATCGTGAACTATCACCCTGAAGTCACGCCACAGGGCACCGCGTGGCAGCAGACGGTTGGGAAGCACATCGATCCGGTGACGGGCCAGGTGACGGGTCTCACGCCTGCGGAGAAGGAGACTGTCTTCAACGAGCAGGCAACGCCGCTCAAGGCGCGAGCGCTCCAGGCGGAGCAGGACGAAGCGTCGCGGGAAGCGGCAGCGGGGATCGATCCACGCTCGGGCGTCGCCGCGGGTCGCATGGCGGGGCTCACGGCGCAGGAGGAAGCCGGCCTCGCAGAAGCGGGCCGGCAGACCACGCTCGCAGACATCCAGCGGCAAATGGATTGGGAGAACCAGGCTGCGGGAGTCATGGGCACGCAAGAGCGCGCCCGTGAGCAGAACATCAACGCGGACGTGACGCGTGCCGGCCAGATTCAGACCGGCCTAACCGACCTTGCAGCCCTCAGTGAGAACCAGCGGCAATTCGACGTGACGTACACCGAGGGCCAGCGGCAAGCGGCACAGGCTCGCGAGGACGCCCGCAAGGCAGCGGCAGCCGCGAAGCCGAGCGGCTTGGAGATCACTGGCGGCATCATCGGTGGCTTGGCTGGTGGTCTCACGGGGAAGGGCTGATGGGCTTCTTCGATCTCTTCACGAGCCCCGATACGCAGGAGCGGCAATACCTGCACAGCCTGGGTCAACCGGACGTGCCCTCGGACATCACGTTCGAGAGTCCGTCGACCAGTATCGACAGGCCGGAACGGCAGGAGCTATTCCCGCCAACACCGCAGAAGCCGACCGGCTTACCAGATGCAGCGCATTCCGGAGCACTGGCGCAGCTCGCGAGGGCGTCGGCGGCTTCGGATCAAGGCCCCCCACAGACACAGACGCCGCCCGCTCCTGGTGGAACGAGCGGCCAAGTGCCTCGACCTACTGGACAGGGGGCGCCCGGCTCTCGGGTGTGGAACACCACGGATCGAGCAGCGATCGCCAACATGCAACGGGACGTGCGCCAAGCACAGGCGGAATCGTCCCTCGCGCATTCGGTGGGCGTGCTGGTCCGGATGGCAGCAACGTACGGCATGGGTGGAGCGGCGGCAGGAGCGGGAGCCGGCAGTGCTGCTGGTGCGGGTGCTGGAGAGGCTGCCGCGGCTGGCTCCGAAGCAGGGGCCAGCTCAGCGGCAGCCGGAGCCGGTGGTCCTGGCGCGTCGAGTTTCGGCGGCGATTTCATGCATGGCTTTATGGGCACGGGTGGTGGCAACACGAACAGCTGGGGCTCCATGCTGGGTGGACTCGCCCGGCGGGAAGCAGGCAGCATGACCTCGGGTGGCGGCGGTGGTGGCGGTGGTGGTGGCGGCACGGGCCTGCCAGCATCAACTGGCGGCGGCTTCACGGGCCAGGCGATGGGGGCGTATTCCGATCCGGCGAACAAGGGATTGCTCGCCTCTGGCGTCCTGGCCGATCCGGCGAAACGCGCGTGGGCACAGCGCGTGCTCTCTGAGCAGCCGGCAGGACTTGTCACGTCCACCATTCCGTGGGCGGCGTACTGATGGCGAACGTTGCGATTCCTTGGGAGGAAGATGTCACCGCGCTGGGCGAGCTAGCACGCGTTAATCTGGCGCGTGGGCAGAGCCGCATCGGTGCGATGACGAACATCGGCTACGGCATTGGAGCGCTCGGCAGCTGGATGCGCAGCCAGGAGCAGGAGGACGAGGCGCTCCGCCAGCAGTACAAAGCCGATCAAGCGGCACAGGAAGCCCGCTTGCAGCAGACGCCGCCTAGCTCGGACACGAGCGCGAACGTGCAGAAGGCCGACACGCAAGTGCACGACGAGACGGACTATAGTGTCAAGCCGTCGAGCGGGCAGAGCGGGAACGTCGAGCAGCAATCAGAGGGGCCGCTTTACAAGCCCGTTAGCTCGACGGGCGAGGCGAGCCCCGGCACGAATAAGCAGGACGTGGTGCCCTCGAAGCAGCCCGCGGGCTCGAAGCCGGCGCTGCCCACGCAAGTCAACACGACCAATGCGGGGCCGCCGGCCACGAAGGATGCCAACACGCCGCCGCCGAGCGGCACGGCGCAGACACCCGACACACCCGAGAACAGCGCGCTGTCGTACGTGAAGGCGCTGCCGCGGAAGGCGCTCTCCGCATTGGGCGAGCTGGGATCGAGTCGGTTTGCGCATCACCTGGGGAACATCATCGGTGTGCCCGATCCGTACCAAAACTGGTTCCGGGAAGAGCACGCGAAGGAAGTCGGCTTCAGCGAGGAAGAAGCCCGCGAGGCGAAGAACCTCGGCATGTTCGGGCAATTCGTGCCCTCGCTGCGCGACCCCGAGAAGTTCTATCACAGCATCGCGCCGGCACTCACCCGCAACATGCCGCCTGGGGCGTTCGAGCGCTACCCGCCTGGCTTCGGCAAGACGGTCGGGGCGACGATGGCGGGGCTCGAACTCGAAGCGGCGAAGGACCCGAACGGCCCGGCGGCGAGAGCGGTCGCCGTGCTGCACGGCATCGCGATGTATAAGTCCGAGCCCGAGGTCCTCAAAATCTACGACCGCTTCATGCAAGCCGCGACGCCGGAGGAGCAGGCGCGGCTGTACGACGCACTCGAAGACTTGTCGCGCATGGGTTATGGCGGCCACCCGCCCGATCCGATGGTGACCGCGATGGCCGACAAACTGCGGGCGCGGCTGGAAGCCGAAGGCAAGCTGCCACGCCACGAGCCGTTCTACGAGCGCCATCCGACTACGCCACGGGTCGAGACGAAGCCCGAGGATTTGGAGCGAGAAGGACCTGGCTCTGGTGGCTACCGCTTCCCGCACGTGAGCGATCCCATCCCGACGCCGCCACGAGGCTTCGTGAATCCGCTCGATCCGCAGTTTGCCGCTGCCGAGGAGCGTCATCCGATTCTGAAGCAGTATCCCGGACTGCTGCAAGCGGTCATGGAAGAAGAATCGCGATTCAACCCACACGCGGTGAGTCCCAAGGGCGCGAAGGGACCGATGCAATTCATGGACGATACGGCGCGGGAGGAAGGTCTGGCTGACCCGTTCGATGTGCCATCGTCTATCGAGCATGGCGCCGCGCTGCTGGAGAAACATCTGCGCCGATTCGGAGATCGGCCTGACAAGGTGCGCCTGGCACTCGGAGCGTACAACGGTGGTCCCGACAATGCGGATGCTGATTTTGAGCAAGAGCCGGGGGGCTATGTTGATCGAGTGCTCATCCGGCGTGCGAAATACGAGCGGCAGCGCACGGGTCAGGCACCGCAACCTCGTGAACGGCCCCGTGAGTCTGGCGAAGCCGAGGCAGGCGAGCCTCCGCGAGAAGGCGAAGGCGAACAGCCCAAGCCCAAAGCGCCGCCGAAAGGACCGCCGCCGAGGCGCGGCGACTTACACCGCCTAGGCGGGCGTGAGGCACGTGGCGGCAAGCCGCCGAAGCCTGCTGTGCCATTGTTCGAGGGCCAAGAAGGCTCCTCGTCCACGACGACGACGGGCACGACCACGCCGTCCAGCACGAGCACGACGCTGCCGCCCAGGAGAGGCGGGAAGGACCTGAGCGGCACTCTGCCCGATGGCACCCAGGTAGACCGCAATGGTCGAATCATCCGCAAGCCAAAACCCGCGGTGCCGCTGATGCGCCAGGGCATGATCTCGTCCGAGCAGCCACGAGGATTCGTCTGATGGCAGATCAGCAGCTCGCCCCGTGGTCTACGATCGAGAACCGGCTCCGGTCGAAGGGGCTGAGTGAAGACAGTCAGGACTGGCAGGACACACGGGCAGCGTGGGAGGCTGCGGCGGAAGCCCGCGGCATCGATACTGGCGATCAGGGTGGCGATGGTGGGGACGAGGATCAGGGACTCGTCTCGGGCTTCGTCACCGGACTCGAACGCTCCGGTGTAGGCCGCGCTGCGTACCGCTACTTCACGGGCCACGGCATCCCGCAAGAGGTCGAGCGCTGGAAGCCGAAGGGCTACATGAGCACCTTCGGTGAGATCGCGGGACACGGCGCGCTGCCGCTGACGGTCGGCATGTTCAATCCGGTGGCTGGCTGGGTCGGCACCGCCGCTGCCGACCGCATGCTCGAAGAATACGAGAAGGCGCAAGACGAAGGCCGCCCGCTCGACAAGGCCGAGGTCGAGAAGATCATCAGCGAGGGCGGCAAGGAAGCCGTCATTGGCGGCGCCTCGCTGCTCACGGGTGGGCTCGCAGGCCGTGGTGCGCGCTACGTCACACGGGAAGCGGCCCCACTCGTGCAGAAAGGCGTCGGTGCCATCGCCCGGCTCGCGGGCTATGGGGCTGGCGCGGGCGGCGCGGCGGGTACCGAGGAGGAGATCGCTCCGACGCATCCGCCGGAGCCCGGCACGACGCGAGCTGGACGCATCATCCGGGCGACGGGACGTGGTGCGGCACAGGGCGTGATCTACGGAGCGCCGTTCGAGGCACTTCATTTCCGCCGAGGCGGAGAGCCACCGGGACCACCGGGACCTCCAGGACCACCGGGCGGTGGGCCGCCTGGAGGTCCTCGTGGTGGGCCGCCTGCTCCGCCCGGTGCGCCTCCTGGAGAGCGTCCGCCCACAGTGACCGTCGAGCCGCCACCTGGTGGTGGTGGTCCCGACGATGTGGTGACGCTGGTGAGTCCGCAAGGGAAGCGGACGCCGGGCACGCGGCGCGCGGACGCGGAAGCGATCACCCGGATCAAGCCGGGCTGGACGATCGAGGAACCTAAGCCTGACGCCACATCCGCGGCGCCTGAGAACGAGACGGCGCAGCAGACTCCTGGTGCCGGCGAGGGCGCTCCCAAGGCAGAGGCAGCACCGACTGTCGCGCCTCCTGGCTTCGAGGGCATGGTCGCCCCGGACGAGACGTTCATGCGCTGGGCCGATCAGCGCGGCTTCATGACGCAGATCAAGCGCATGGCGACGGGCCGTCCTGCCGATCCGTTCGGGAATCCCGCCGTGCCTGCGATGACTGCCGAGCAGATTGCGAAGCAGCTCGGGAAGCCGTGGACGCCGTTCCTCGTGCAGTCTGTGATCGATCACCCGATCCGTGGTCCTGGTGAGCAGCCACCGCCGCCTGCGCCGCCTGCGCCACCCACCGCACCGCCTGGTGCGCCACCAGGAGCGCCGCCGCCTCCGACTGGCCCCGCAGTGGGCGACACTGGAATCGAGGGTGTCCCGCCGGAGGTCGCACCGGAGATCAAGCAGGAAGGCGCTGCGGCAGGGATACCAACCGGCCAGCTGCCACCCGAGCAGCAACAGCGCGTGCAGCTCGCGTGGCAGGTTGCGCAGGAGAAGATCGCGCAGGGCGGCATCGATCCCGAGATTCAGGGCGAAATCCAGAACGCCGCAGAAGCGATCCGTGATGCGGTAAACGGGCAAGCCTACGCGGGTGAGCTAGACCGCTCGATCAACCTGCTCGAAGACTTGCCGAACGTTCCGAAGAACGTCGCGGACCTCCTGACTGGCGTGCAGAGCGCTGCGTTCATGCCGCCCGAGGCCGCAGGCGAAGGTGGCGTGCAGGCGTTCCTGGAGCGCCTCGTACAGCGCTACCCGTGGCTGGATGTCTACCAGGGCAAGACGGGCTGGCTGCTCTACGAGAAGGACTTTCCCGGCCTCTCCGAGGACGAGATTGCGCAGGCGGACGAGGAAGGCCGGCTCCAGGACTTGGCCGTGTCGACGCTCGCGCCCGAGGAGCCACCCGCTGGCGGACAGCCGCCGCCGCCACCGCCGCCACCACCGCCACCCGTAGCGCCTGCCGCTGGCGGCGCTCCACCCCCAGGTGGTGTACCCCCGCCACCCCCTCCTACAGCGGGGGGTGGAGCGCCCCCACCGCCACCGCCACCACCAATAGCTCCGCCGCCTCCCGCAGCGCCGGCTGCGCCAGGAGCCGCAGAAGCCGCGCCGCCGCCGCCTGAAGGTGCCGGGCCTCCTCCACCGCCTCCCGTGGCTCCTGAGGCGCCTGGTGGCGAAGGAGTGCCATCCGCAGAGACCTCCGCGAAGGCCGGAGCCAATACCCAGGTCCAGGAGATTCTCGCCCGCGCAGCGGCGCTGATGGAGCAGGGCAAGCATGCCGAAGCCGATGCGCTGATGGATCAGGCGCACCAGCTGCTCGGGCTACCTCCCGGCGCTGGTGCCGAAGGACCTCCGGCCGAGGCGCCTCCAGTGCGTGGGCGTCGCGGACGGAAGCCACCGGGTGGCGAGGGTGGTCCACCGCCGCCCCCGGCTGGTGGGGAAGGACCCCCACCGCCACCTCCTCCGCCCGGTGGCGCAGCACCGCCCGAGGAGGGCGCACCGCCAACCCGCGCTGCCGTGCCGCCAGAAATCGAGCGGCTCCAGCGGCAACGTGATGAGCTGGTTGCACGGCTTCAGACGCTCTACCGCAACCCCACACCGAACGCGATTGCGGAAGCTGGGAGTGTCAGTGACGAAGTGATCCGGCTAGACGCTGAGATCAAGGCTGCAAGGAAGGCACCCGAGGAACCACCACCGCCCACAGAGCCTGTGAAAGCTACGCCGCTCGGGGAGCTAGCTGCACGACCCGAGAATGTGAAAGCAGCCGATCGCCAGCTGCGAGTCGATATCGAAGATCACCTCCGGGACATGGAAGGCACGCGCGCAGAGAAGCTGCGCGAGCTGCTGGCGCTCAACAAGCGGGTAAACGCCGAGCATCCAGCGTTCCCAGCGATGGACCGTGTGCTCCGTGAGATGCTCACGGAAGCCGGCGAGCGTGCACCGGCAGAGAAGGCGCCACCGCCCGAAGGACCACCGCCCGAGGAGGGACCGCCCCCACGGCGGAATCCTGCTGTGGCATTCGGCTGGAAGCTGGAGAGCACGAACGAGCGGGGTGTCAAGGAATACACGCACCCTGATTATCCAGGCCACACGCTCACGGTCTGGCCGAATGGGGGCTGGCTGCACACGCGAGAGGGCGCTCCGGGTCGTGGGGAAGAGCCACTGGAAAAGGGAAAGTCTGCTGGCGACCTCCGGACGTACCTTACGACGTTCCAAGGACACGCGGCGGCGCCTGCGCAGAAGCCCGTGCCGCCGCGCCTCAAGACGTGGATGGAAGCCCGCCGTGCCAAGGGTGGCGAGCCCCCGACACCGACGAAGGAAATTCTCCGCCGCACCCGTGAGGAGCGGCCAGCTCCTGCCGAGGAAGCTGCGGCCAAGGCACCACCCGAAGCGGACCAGAAGGCGCGCACGTGGCTGCTCGATCAGATCAAGAAGATCGGCGGCGGACGCATCACGGCGATCAAGGGAATCCGGGGAAAGATTCAGGAGTGGCAGGACGCGGGCAAGGTGAGCAACACGTGGGCGCAGCGCCACCTGGACGAGCTGGACCGCCTAGAAGGAGAAGCCCGCGGACGCCCAAAAGGTGAGGCCCCGCCGCCGCCGCCGGGCCGCAAGCCGCCCGTCGAGAAGCCGCCAGCCACGGCTCCCGAGCCACCTGCACCGCCTGACCTCGACATCGAAGGACTGGTCAGGCAGCACTTGCCGGATACGACGACGCCCGAGCAGCGCACGGACTTCTTCCGTACGCTCCGGGACAAGGTGGTCGAGTGGCGGAACGACAAGCGGGTGCCCGATGCCTGGGCAGAGAAGCAGCTCCGGACCATTCGGGACAAGTACGAGGGCAAGGCGGCGCCTCCACCAATCGGCAAACGCGTGGCTGAGCCGGGCGAGAAGATTCTCCCGCGCAAGATACGGACCGCCGAGGAGCGCGCCGCCGAGCCAGCTCCACCACAGGACAAGAGCTACCAGGAGCGCATGCGTGCCTGGGTGGATGCGAACGCGCCATCGACACCGGGCGAGACGGTCGAGCAGCGACTCAACCGCCTGCACGATCTCGACACCGCGCTCGACAAGGTGGACATTCCGACCGCGGACAAGGATGCCGCACGCCGCTACCTAGCCGATCAGGTGAACGAGCTGCGTGGGAAGCAGCGGGCAGAGACTGCACCTGGCGCCGCCGCGCCTCCTCGCGTACGGGGAGCGGAACCAACACCGTTTAAGCCCGGCGAATCGCCTGAGCAGCCGGTCAAATACACGCAAGCACGCAAACTCCACAATGACCTCCAGGGGGAATTTGTCCGGTACACCCGACCCGATGGTATCAAGGGCACAGGCCAGGTCTCCCGGTGGATCGGGAAGAACAACCTGATCGGGCTGACCAACGAGCGCGGTGGCACGACCTGGATTCACCCTGAGGACGTGACCCACGTCATGCGGCGGGACAAGCCGCTGGCACTGGAAGAACCGGAGCAGGTATGGGACCCGGAGGCCAAGAAGTTCGTCAAGCCGGGGGAAGAGGCGCCGCCACCGAAGGGACCGGCAAAGGGTGCCAAGGTCATCCTCGGTGAAGCGAAGCGCACGTTACGCACGAAGGAAGGCCAGACGCTCAAGGAGCAGCTGGCTGCGCTGCGTCGGGGAGAACCGCCACCCGAGAAACCACCCCGCCCTCCGAAGGGGCGCCGGTAACGCCTGAGCCGGCAGCCCCGACCCCCAAGGCCGAGCCCGAGCACTACGTCATCGGGACCGATAAAAACGGGCGGGAGTATTCCATCCGTCGCAACGGTGACGTGTACGTGCGCGACCCCGCGATCAAGAAGTGGGTCTACGGCATGGACGCCGCGAGCTGGGAGCGGCGCGGGCGGCAGCTCGTATTCGGAGACGACGCCGACGCCATCAAGGCGAAGGAGAAAGACATCAAGGACAACCTGCCCTGGCGTGGTGGCGGCACGCTGCGTGTGGGCTTCGGTCCTGTGCCGCCGAGCAAGCGCCCGGTCGATCCGACCATCCACCGTGACCCCGAGCTAGACGCGCTGATGGAGCGGCGGAAAGAGACACCGGGTTGGTTCGCGCGACGTGCGGAGCCCTACAAGGAATTCTTCAACCGAGCGCGGGAATTCATGGCGGTGACACCACCCGATCTGAAGAAGTGGCCGAAGGTCGCAGTCGAGCGCCGCAAGGCGATGCAGGACCGCGAGGACGCGATGGAGAAGGCACAGGAGGATGCCGCCCAAATCCTCCAGCCCTTCGGCCATCGCCGGCTTTCCGACCCGCCCTCCGATGCCGAGAAGGTGGCCGGCAAGATCGCCATTCTGGAGGACATGGTGCGTCGGAGCCAGGAGCCCGTGGGCACGTCGAAGCAGATCGAGCGGGCACGTAAGCGCTTGCAGACCGCAGGCGACGCCGTGGAGGCCGCGCAGGAAGGCCCGCGACGCGAGCTGCGCACGGCGATCAAGCGTTTCCGTCGTGCCCGGCTCATGCTCGAAGCGTTCGAGAAGCGCCAGCCGCAGCCGCTCAACCGCTCGACCGACGAGCTGAAGGCCGACCTGAAGGAGCTGATGGACCGGGAGGGCGATCACCCCGACGTGCAGGAATTTCTCCGCCGCGATACCGACATGCACCGCTGGTACCTCCAGCAGGACATTGCCCGCGGCCACCTGCCCGCCGAGCTGCTCGCGCGTGAGGGGCGCTACTTCCCCCATGAGGTCGAGAACTTCTCCGACATGCTCGGGAAGAACCTGGGGGCATTGCCTCGCGCCGCCCGTGAGCCCTTCCGAGCCTGGACGAAGAAGGCGATCGGCTCCGAGAAGTCGATCAACTTCGCCTATCGGGAGGCGATCGAGCGGGACTTCTTCCGCCGCCGCGTGGCGTGGTCGATCGAGGACCGGGCGGCGGCCACGCTCCCGGTCTACGACAAGCTGCCCGAGCTACGTGCCAACCCCGAGAAGTGGGCCGAGCACTTCACGGACAGCAGCGGGCGGGTGCTCACGGAGAACGAGCTGCCCGATGGCGAGGTCCGGAACATCGATGGGCAACGTTACCAAGTTTTCCGCTGGCGCCGCTTCTACTACGATGGCTGGACACCACCATCCGACGAAGCCGCTGCCGCTGCGGACTTCATTCTCCGTCAGGACGCGCCGATCTATCTGATTCCGGAGGAGACGGTCAAATATTACGAGCGCGACGCCTACAACGCGAACATCCGGAAGATGATTCGCTTCAACCGCCAGTACCCGTCGTGGTGGAAGAAAACGATGGTCGCTGCGGGCGGCTTAGGCACCCGCGCGGCCAACACGTTCGGGGACTTCGTCCAGTATTATTTCCAGGACGCGACGGGCCTGTATTACGCTCTCAAATTCCCGACATTAAACCACGTGCTCTTCCGCAGCCTGGAGCGAATGACGCCGTACGAGCGTGAGATCAAGCGGATCATGGACGAGCAGCGCGCTGGCTCCGGCTCGACGTGGTACGGCAAGGAGGGCCGCGAGCTGGCAGCCAAGCTGCGGAATATGACGCCGACAGAGCGCGCCCGCTTCTGGGCCAATCCGCTCAATTGGCCCGAGGCGCTAAACAAGATGGCGAACACGATGGAGCTGTGGCCACGCGCCGCGCTGACGATGCGGAATTACGACAAGATCATGCGCGGCGAGGAGCTACACTCCAAGGTATTTCCGATCGAAGGGCTGGAGCCGGAGGACCAGCTGGGCGTGATCGTGCGCAATACCTTCGTGGACCCGCAGGGTGTCTCCGAGGGTTATCAGCAAGTGCTCCGCCGGTGGTACCTGCCGTTCATCACGTGGTACCACCGCACGATGGAATACCAGGCGCGGTACATGACCAAGCATCCGATCGAGGCGCTGCTCAAGCACGGCATTCCCGCTGCCGCGATGTTTTACTGGAACAATATCCTGCACCGGGACACCGAGCGCAACGTGAGCAGCTGGACCAAGATGTTCCTGTGGCACATCACGCTGCCGTACGGCAAGGACCCGGACCAGCATATCTCCATCGTCTTCCCCACGGGCGCCGATCTCTTTTTCAACATCGTGCAAATCCCGCAAATGGAGGAAGCGATTGCCCGCTGGAAGAACAGGGAGAGTGACAAGCTGGCATATCTCAACTGGTCGGATGCCGCTGCCACTGCCATTCACATTGGCGAGACATTCTTCAAGGACATCCTCGACCTGAGCCCGATCGGCCAAGCCTTCGAGGGCGTGGTCACGAACAAGGACCCACGGACGGGCGAGCCGATCGTACCCGAGAAGCTGATGGCAGACCCCAAACGCCGCGTATGGGCGCAGGCACAGTACCTGGCGAGCAAAGCCATGCCGGCGCTCGATCGCATTCTCCACTTCACCGACCGGGCCATCCGCCAGGACCCGACCTGGCTCGACAGGGTGATCGGCTCGGGCGGCGGTCCGTGGCGCAAGCGCATCCAGGACTTCTTCGCGGAGTGGTTCAACCCGATGCGGGCGATGGTGTTCCAGACCGACTCCAAGGAATCGAAAGCCATAGCCCGCGAGGCGCATCAGGTGCTGGGCGAGCAGCAGGTACAGACCTACGATCTCAACCAGGCGCTGCATGACATCCTCAACGGGGGCACGGGAGATGCGCTCGAAGCCTGGCTCAAGAACAACGAGGACTCGAACCTGACCCCAGGTAAAGCGTTCACGCTGTCCGATCAGCATGACGAACTGCTCCGAGAGCTGAAAGCCGCCAAGGACGACAAGGAGCGCGAGCAAATCCGGGAGGACCTGGACGACCTCGAAGAGTACATGCGCTACCTGAAGTTCAAGGGCTTGCCGCCTAGCGTGAAGTCGGAGACCTTGCGCCGGGTGCTGGGTCGCGAGGCCGGCGAGAAGGTTCCGGAGCACGCGCCGGGTATCTTCGGAGAGGGTGAGCCACGATGATTCCCCAGGACCTGATCGAGCGCTACAACATGGTGCGCGAGCAATTCGTCGCACGCTTCCCGCACAGCCCCGTACCCGAGCTGCCGCTGGACAATCCGAACGAAGCCGTCAACGTGATCGACCTGATGCTCGGGCCGCTCCAGGGTCGGCAGCCTACCCGGATCACCGAGGGCCAGCCGATGCTCTTCCAGGACACGACGCCAGAGTATCCCGGTCATCCGGCGGAGAAGGAACATCGTGCGCCGTTCCCTGCGGACCCAGATAAACTACACTGATGTCCCGCTTCCAGGTCGTGCTCATCCCGTTCCCCACGAAGTTCGTAGGGGACGATCTGCCCGCGGCGTATGCGCTGGCGAGCGTGAGCGTGCTCTCGGTTCCGCCGAAGCTGGTCACGATGTACGATCAGAGCGTCACCGCGCAGCTCACCGCGGAACTCCAGAATGCCGAGGTCGGGATTGCGATGCTCGATACCAAGGGCAACCCGATCGTGCTCTACGACGAGCAGGGGAACCAGCAGACCAATCCGGTCATGGGTCTTTGCCGGGGCGACAACTCGATCAGCCGGGTGACGGGACCGCTGATCGACTTGACCGTGTTCTTCCGCTACCAACAGGTCCAGTGCCTCGGGCTCATGGCCCACACCCTGAACACGGCGCTGACGAACCTGGCTCGCAACTTCACGGTGACCCTGTATCTTGGGAGCGTCACGATCGGGCGTCCGACGACGATGAATCCACTCAGCCCCGAATACGTCCCGCCCCAGCTGATCGCGCCACCACCGGACACGATCCCATGAACGAGCCAGCAGCCTCGTCTGGCGGCCCAGGAGCCAGGGTTATGGGTCAGGACCTGACCTCCTTCGTCCCGAGGCTCCTGGGCCGCCTGTGTGCGTCTGGAGGGCATCCGTGAACGGACCACCGACCATGCCACCGCCGGCCACCTGGAAGCCGCCTGCTATGAGACCTGTCGCCAAGATCAGGGCGCAGCGTGCGCTCACGAAGACCAAAGCCCGTCCGCCTGGCCTGGGCCGCTCGGACGGTGGACGCGGTGGGCGCGGCAGCGCCCGCCAGGGGAGGTAACTCATGGGACCTGGAGGAGCATACGGACCGCCGCCGGGCGGCGCACCGGGACCGGCAGCCGGCGCAGGGGCTGCGCCCATGAATCCTGGTGCCCCGCGTGCTGGCCGGCTCGGACTCGGGCTCGGACTCAACCCGCTCCAGCGGGGCCGCTTCCTGCAAGCCGCGCAGGCAGGCACCGCTCAGGACTACCTGGCGAGCCGCCCGCAACTTCAGCAGCGGATCGAGAACCGGATTCCAGGCAACGACGAGGCACGCAATGCTGCGTTGCAGAACTTCATGGCGACCGGGGCCACGCCCACCGGAGCGACCCTACGCTATGGACGCCAGCCCGCACAAGCTGGTGGGCTCGAAACCGCAGCTGGCGCCGCAGGGGGCGCCCTCGGCGGCCTCAGCGGGGACGAGGCGGCTCGGCAGGCTGATCTGGCTCGGGTGAATGCTGGGCGCGCGGCGGCCGGGGCGGGCGCCGTAGGAGCCCTGCCGCCAGGAATGCGTCCGCTGCCGGGTCGAGGTCCGGTGGGACCGCCGGGAGGTCCGATTCGGACCTTTGGAGGTCCGGGGGCTGGGGCGGGTCTGCGGGGGCATGCTCGGCGTGTGGCGCGGCAGATGCGCTGAGGTCCGTCTCGAACTGATCGAGGCCACGCCGACCCAGCCACGAGATCATCAGCCGGATCGTCAAATCCACCCAGCGGGTGAGCTGCTCTGCGTCCTTGTGGCGCACGGCCGCGATGCCCTCGCTGCGCTTGATAGCGACCTCGACGCCCAGCTCCGAGGTCAGCTTCTGGAGCATCCATTCGAGCGCGCCCTCTTGGCTCGCATTCTTGGGGGCAATCTCGAACGTGATCGCGTACACGCCGTCGCTGTGGCGCTCAGCCTCGATGCGTCCCTGACGCGCGGGCCGGCGGCGGCGTTGACGACTGAATCGGCTCATTGGTATTCCTCCCGCTGGATGGCACGCAAGATGGCGTTGTGCATCGCATGCGCCTCTTCCTCGGTGCTGTAGCGGAGACACTCGGTGCGCTCCATGTTGTCGGTGGGATCGGGAAACTGCTTGCTCTCGCCCTCGATGCCGACAAACCGCATGGTCTCGAAGATCAAGGGCCGTCCGAATCCCCACCCCTGATCGAGTCCTATCCATATAGTGCTCAGCATCCCGCCGTCGTGCAGCAAATCCTGCTGCACGATCTTGTAGTCCCGGTCGTAGCAGAGCTGCGCCCATCTGATGGCGGCCGGGCAGTCTGGAGCATCCGGAATCGGCCAGCCCTGCCTGTCAAAGTACAGCGGGTAATAGACATCGAACATCAAGAGCCGGCGCCGAGGATCGAGTCTGTTAACATGGAGATCGGCAACGGCAAATAATTCGTCAAAATTCAGCCACATTATCAGCCACTTGATTTTGAACGGCGATTGTTATATCATAGAGGAACGAAGGAGGGAATATGGGTGATTTAATTCCATACGAACCGCAGCGATTGTTCCAGGTGAAGAAGCCGCTCGGCATGGAGGGCTTCACGGCACGGGAGCTGGGCATCGATGTGCCCCGACTCCAGCTGATTCACAATCCAGGACCGAACGACATCGGGCGTCAGGGGCAGTATAAGCTGACCGGGGGCCAGGTGTTTAGCGAGGTCCCGATCGTGGTCGTGCGTGGGCACCACTACCGCACGCTCACGGAGGGCGAGGGGCGGCAGACGCGCACCGTGTGTGCGTCGGCGGATGGCGCGGTCCCGCACACCGGGGTACAGCAGCCGCGCTCCGAGTCCTGCCCGCACTGCCCCTATGGACAGTGGAAGGATGGCGTCGGCGGGAAGCGCGTGCCGCCGCCGTGTGCAGATGGCATCGCGCTGCTCTTGCTCGTGCTCGTGCCTGCACCGGAATCGAGTGTGCCTGTGCAGCCGGCGTGGTTCCTCTGCCGCAAGACGGCACTCAACAAAGCGCAGGCACTCGGGAAGGCATATACCGATCGGGGCGTGCAGACCATCGCGGACTACGAGCTGATTCTCACGTCTGAATACAAGAAGCCGCAAGGCGTGGGGTGGTGGGAGCCGGTATTCACGTTCGGGCAGAAGGTCGATATGTACCGCCCGATCGCAGAGTACGTCGATCGCATGGACATTCGTTACGTCGCGCCCGTGTTCGGGACCACCGTGGCTGCCGAGCCAGCCCCGGGTGAGCCCGACCCATGGGACGTGCCGGTGTAATGGAGCCGTACGACTCATGCGTCGATTGGTCGGAACCAATCCCTTCCGAGGGCGATCCCTACGCAGTGCTTGTGCCGTACTGGTGGGCACTTTTGGAAATGGTCTTTCCTATCCGGGGCGATGCGCTGGTCGCGCGGGAGTGGAAGCAGATTCAAGCAGCGCTCGACCAGGAGCCCATCCCGCCCGTCGCCGCCACGTTCGTGTGGAACATGCGGTGGCGGACGGTGGTGTGCTTCACGTGGACAATGCTCATTGAGGAGCACGGGCGCCGGCAGCGGCGCCCGCAAACTGGACTCGCAAGGAGGTAACTATGGCAGTCAAACACAAGGCCGCGCAGTGGTTCACGATCGATCCCAACGGACTGCGCCAGCTGCTCGCACGCCGGGGCTACGGCTTCATCGTGCACGAGCTGGTGCAGAACGCGTGGGATGCTCCTGGGGTGAAGCACGTGAGCATCACGATCGTGGACGACAAAGGCATGCTCGAACTGACCGTCACGGACAACGCCTTCGCGGGCGTGAAGGAGCTGTCCGATCTCTACACGCTCTTCGCGCCCTCCGAGAAGAAGAGCGACGTGACCAAGCGCGGACGCTTCAACCTGGGCGAGAAGCTGGCGATCTCGTGTGCCAACTCGGCTCGCGTGACGACCGTGGCGGGCACGATCTACTTCCGGCCTAACGGCACGCGTGAGTACAACGGCAACCGGCGGACCACGCTGGGCACCGAGGTCAACCTTCGCCTGATGGCGACCAAGGCAGTCACGACTCAGCTGGTCGAGGCCGCCCGGCACCTGATTCCCCCGCCCGCCATTCCGACCACGCTGACCATCCAAGGCGCGGAAGAACCGATCAATCGCCCCCGCCTGATCGGGGGGGCAGACAGCGTGTCGCTGCCAACCGAAGTTGACAAGGGGGATGGGTTGCTCCACGCCACAGTGCGCAAGGCGAGCGTGCTCTGCTACGAGCAGCTGACCGGGGCGTGGCTCTACGAAATGGGCATTCCGGTCTGCGCGACCAGCTTCCCGTGGCACGTGGACGTGGCGCAGAAAGTCCCACTCACGCTCGACCGCGAGAACGTCACCCCGAGCTTCCTTCGAAAGCTGGGGGTCGTGCTCCTGAACCACCTGTACGAGCAGCTCACCACCGTGGAGCAGGCGACGGAGCCGTGGGTGCGGCAGGCGGCGGCGGACCCCGAGTGCCACGAGTACGCCACCAAGCACCTGGCGAAGCTGCGCTTCGGGGAGCGCTCGGTGGCCTACGATCCCTCGGACCCGGAGGCCAGCATGCGGGCGATGGCCGAAGGGTACACCGTCGTGCACGGCGGCTCCATGTCCAAGGGCGAGTGGGAGAACGTGCGCAAGACGACGGTGCTCCTGCCCGCTGGCAAGGTGACCGGCACGCCGACCGCCATCAGTACGATACCGGGAGAGGGCAAACAGCTTAACGAACTGACACAGGATCAGCTCTCGCCCGAGGAGCAGGTGCTGATTGAGTACGCCACGTGGCTCGCCAACGAGCTGGTCGATCGGCACGTGACGGTCAAGTGCTTTCGGGACCGGGCGTGGACGGTGATCGCCGCGTGCGGCGAAGATGCCGTGCTCGTGCTGAACCTCGGGCGGCTCCAGTGGCACCACCAAGACGAGCTGCACCGGGTGCTCATTCACGAGCTAGCCCATATCACGGAGACGAACCATCTGGACGATCGCTACCACCAGGAGCTATCTAGGCTTGGTGCCCGATTCGGGCGGGTGGCGTGTGGGAACCATCAACGCGTGGTGCAGTGGACCTGGCCGCTCAAAGCCGCTGCGCTCCGCGAGGAGGAGACGGATGCGTGAGCAGCTCGACGACGCTCTTCTGGCGACGATGGACAGGATGGCGCGAGAGATCGGCTCGATCATCGGCAGCGTATGCCGTGAGAAGGGTGGCTTCGGCTTTGCCCTGCTGATCTTTGCGTTCCAGGGACCCGAGGCCACGTGGATCAGCAACGCCGACCGGGCCGACATGGTGAAGATGCTGCGCGAGTTCATCGAACGGCTAGAGGCTGGGACCGCGGACGAACTGGCCCGGCCCAAGGGCAGTGGCTGATGTCCGTGGACCTCGATGAGACGGAAGGCTGACCCGCTCCGACTCGATCTCTCCGTCGTGGTCTCGCACGAGGCGCGGCTCGGACTCGGGAAGGAGCGGGGCCGCGCCGGCATGGCGACGGCGCAGCAAATCGAGCGCTACCTCTACGGCGTCATCCGCGACGAGCTGGCCCGGCTCGCAGGCGTGACCGAAGGGGACGACGACGATGGACGAGACGACGATCGCTGACGTGCTCACGCGCGTCGGCTGGGACCTGGGGCACCGTGAGGGCAGCGGCTTCCGCACGCGCTGCCCGATTCACAAGGGCGACAACGTGACGGCATTCAGCTACGACGCGGAGAAGTGGTACTGCTTCGCGGGCTGTGGTGGCGGCGGAGTGAGGGGGCTCATGCAGGCGCTCAGCCTGGATGATTCGCCGCCACCATCGCCTGCGCTGCCGCGCGAGGTCACGGGCATGCACTTCGCCGGCAAGCAGCTGCCGCCTCCACCGCGGGTGAGTGACCGGCTGAGCACGCTGCTCCGGGAGCAGATGCGGTTCCGGCGCCAGGAGGTCGAGGAGATTCACCGCCAGTGCATCGCGGTGCTCTGCCAGATTGACGACCAGCTGGCAACGATTGCGGACAGCTACCCGGACTCCGTGATGCCAGCCGAGGTCGAGGAGCGCTGGCTCGCGCTCGGGGAGAGCTGGACGGAAGCCATTCAGCAGCTGCGCACCGTGCACGCGGAGCTGTTCGTGCTCTCGTGGGCCTCGCGGATCGATGCCCAGGTCACGTTCGATCCCTGCTGGGGTGGCTGCTACAACACCAGGGACTCGCGGATCGCTCCCGACGTGATGGCGGACGTGCTCACCTGGCTCGGGCAGCAGGACGGCCCGTTCCGCGAGCTGGTCCGCAAGTTCCTGATCGCCGGTCCCTACTAGCGCTTCGTCGGCAACGCGAGATCGAGCTGCATTGCTCGCGGCTTCACGGGCTTCCGCTCGTCGGCGTTCGCGGCCTTCTTGTGCTTGGCGCAGAGGAACATATGCGGGACGTAGCGCGGCAGCGTGGTCTGCTCGTCCACGCCGATCTTCCAGCAGACCTTGTGCTCGTCGCGGACCCAGGTACCATCCAGGTGCGGTTCGAGCGAGACCCAGCGATCGGCGTCGCGGTGCCGGCCCCAGAGGATGTGCACGCCGCAGTTGCGGCAGCGCACGCCTTCTGCCCGTGGCATGGAAAACCCTTGTAGCACGCGGTGGGTGGGAGCTGCCTAGCCCCTACTAGGCTGGCAGCTCCCGGCGCGGGTGTGGACCGCGGGTGCCCCGAGATTCCCTGTGCCAACTACCACGGGATTCGTCAAGAGCACGTAATTCTGCTATGGAGCGTTCATGAGCTAGAAACGAAACCGCCCGGCGCGAACCGGGCGGCTGTACGGCGGTGGTGGCGCCGCGAGGCTGGGCCCCGTAGGGCAGAGGCAGATCGTGAATACGCCAATAGCAGCCTCCGCGCCCCTCCGCAAGTGGAAGGGAGAGGCATGGTCAAGCAGTCGAAGGCGGCGGAGGCGGTGCTGGCGTACCTGGCTGAGCGCATCCGGGAGCAGGACGGCACGGCGATCTCCCTGGCGAGTGGGCAGATCGGCGCCACGCTCGGGATGCCGGAGCGCACGGTGCAGTGGGCGATCCAGCGGCTCAGGCAGGAGCACCGGATCGAGGTCGGGCGTTACACCTGGCAGCGTGGGGTAAAGCCGGTTTACGTGATCCGGCTGCCACGAGGGTCGATCAGTACCTACGCTCCCCGGCTGAAACGCCGCGTGCTCTACGCTGGCACCGGCTGGGAGCGCCGGGAATACTACAACAAGTCCGGGCAGTTCGGCGTGGAGCACTGGTACCTGCCTGGACCGTATGGCAAGATCGATGGACCGTATCGCAAGATCGCCCTGGAATCTTGCGATACCAAGTGCCCGGAGGGCACGGACACACGAGCGTCTCAGCGTTCTACTCTTACGGTCGATAGAGTCGATAGAGTCGATAGAGTCGATCGAGTCGATCTGAGCATGACCAGCATGACTACGATCGAGCGTACGAGCATGCTTACGGCTCCCCTCCCCCGCCGCTGGCGCCGGGTGCGCCGGGGCTGCCTGGGGCATTGGCTGACCCGGCAGCGGAACGGGCACACAGAGATGCTCTTGTCGGCAACACAGGCACAGGCGTATAGGGCATGAGGCATGGAACCCCGGCTCCGTACGAAACGGGGACTGCCACTGGTGAGCCCCGAGGAGATCAAGGCTCGGAGCACCGCCAACTCGGGCTTCTCCCGAGCCTTGCTGGCCGAGTGGGGTGTGTCCTGGCCGCCACCCAAGGGCTGGCGGCGTCGGCTCGAACACCGCTGGCTTCGTGCCCAATACCCCCAGCAACGACCCCGGCGCCCCGCCCCCCGCCGTTCCCCCGCCCCCGATGCCCCGTGGGACGAAGTAAACCCCTGGCGGGGGAAGCCCTAGCCCCGACCTTCGATCTGTGGTATGAGGAGGGGTAACGGGTCCGCTTCGCCATAGGTCGATCCGTGCTCGGGGTGATACCCGAGGTCTCCTTGCGTGGGGCCAGCCTGGTCGGGCTGGCCCCTTCTTTTTGTGGGGCATTGAAATTCCCCCGGCATTTGTGATAAAACTCCACCATAAATGCCGAAGGATTTAATCATCGGAATCGATCCAGGGATTTCGGGGGGATTTGGCGTGCTCAGTGTGAGCGACCCCGACTGGATCGAGCTGTGCACCATGCCGGCCACGGTGGTGCAGAACGGCAAGCGGCAGCAGCACGAATACGATCTCGCCGTGGCCTGGACCTACCTCGCCACCTGGAAGGCACAGGGAGTCCGTGCCGTCTGGATCGAGCGCGGGGGCACGCGACCAGGGCAGCATGCGATGGCGGTCTACAAGACGGGATACGGCGTCGGGCTGTGGCACGGCATGCTGGTCGGGATGAACCTGCCCATCCGCTGGGTCTACCCGGTGGTGTGGAAGCGGGCACAGGGGTTACTCAAGCAGGACAAGCGGGCCTCGCGCCTGATGGTGCAGGAGCGCTGGCCCAAGGTGGGAGCACTCAAGGCGTCGCAGGAGGGCGCCGCGGAAGCGCTCCTGATCGCAGACTACGGACGCAAGGAGGATTGGGACCATGATGGCAAGCGCGTTTCTTAACGAACCGAACTACGATTTCCGGCGCAGCTGTTCGCAGCGGGACACGTACATGACGTGTCCCTACAAATGGCTGCTGCACTACCTGCAAGGCTGGCGCCCGAAGTACGACAAGGGACAGTGGGTGTTCGGACGCATCTTCGAGAACCTCGCCACGTGCATCGCGGCGGGGCTGGTCACGGACTCCGCCGAAGCCGTGCGTCTGTTCCAAGGCGCCTGGTACTGGCTTGACCCGACCACGATCGAGTGGTCGACGCGGGTGACGTTCGAGGCGCTCGGGGAGCAGGGCACGGCGCTCGCGAAGGTGATTGTGCCCGAGATTCGGGAGCGCATCCTGGTGCCGGAGCCGGGGCAGATGTTCACGCAGGAGGACATCCGGTTCTTCTTGGCACCCCAGGTGGAGGAGCTGTCGATTCCCGATCTCTACTGCCACGTGCGCCAGGACCTCTTTAGCGACTACCTGCCCACCGTGCTCGACTTCAAGACGGGGGACCGGGACATCCCGCCCCTGTCCGTGGAGCTGGACCCGCAGCTGACGGGCTACCAGCTGGCCCAGGAAGCCCACGGACGCGTGGTAGCGCAGCTCGGGCTGTGCCGCATGATCCGGGGGTCGAATCCGCGCATTCAGTGGCTGCTCGTGCCGCGCCGTCCGGAGCACGTGACGGATCAGTTTCTCGCGTCGGCCATCGCGATCGACAAAGCGATCAAGCAGGGGCAGTTCTGGCAGAACCCGCGGGCGTGTTTTCGGATGGGCACGTGCGAGATGGTGCCGCTCTGCTACGCGGCGGCGTCCACCGAGCGGGACCAGCGGCTCACGCGGGTAGACCCCAAGCTGATCGATCTCTTCACGGGATGGGACGACTAATGGATGTACACACTGTTTGTAGCCGAGGCCACGATTTGGAGCGGGTGGGCACGTACACGCGTCCGACCGGGCGGGTGGAGTGCAAGGCGTGCCGGGACATGAGCCGGCGGAAGGAGAAGAAACCGAAAATGCCACGACGACCAAAGCAACAGACCCTGGTGACGGCACCGGGTGAGGACCCCTCGCAGCACGCGGGGACGAAGGAAGCGAAGGCGAAGATGGCGCGCGTGCGCGCGGCGAAGCGCCCGTCACAGCCGACGATCGAACGGGCAGTCCAGATGATGAGCAACCTCCAGGACATGGCCCGGCTCTTTAAGGTGGGTGGGCTCGGACGTGATCTCACGGAAGTGCAGCTGACGATCCTGCTGGTGCGCGGGATGGAGTTGGGGATCGGTCCCACGGAGTCGGTCCAGGGATTGTACTGGACGCCCGAGGGGAAGATCGAAATGCAGGCCGAGCTGTGCCGGGCGTTGGTCGGGCGCTCCGGGCGCGGGCTGCTGGTGCCGAAGACACTCTCGAACGAGGAGTGTGTGCTTCAGGCGATTCGCTACGGGGACGGGGACCGGCCCGATTATCTGGGGGAGCACCGCTATACGCTGGCGGATGCTCAGCGGGCTGGGCTGATCGACGAGAGCTGGCGGAAGTACCCGCGGGCTATGTTGCTCGCCCGGTGCTCGACCGAGGCTGTGCGCGCCGTCTTCCCCGACGTGATCCTCGGGGCCTATGCGCCAGGCGAGGTCCGAGGCGAGACCCACGTAGAGGAGCATCCGGTGGATATGCCACCGGTCACGCCACCGGTCACGCCACCGCCTGCGGCGCCCGCAGACGCCTTGAGAGACCTCCAGCCGCCGCCCGAGGCCCAGGAGCCTGACCAGCCCGCGCCCGAGGCTCCTGAGCCGCCTGGTGAAGTCGAGCCGGAAGCCGAGCCTGAGGTCGAGCCTGAGGAGGAGCCGGCGTCCGAGCCTACCGCAAAGGGTGCGGACGCGGCGTCCGAGGGTAACGGGCTGGACCAGTCAGCGCCGAGTTCTCCGATTTCAGCCGAGCCGCCGGCTGCGGTGACGCCACTCCCGCCGGCAGGACCTCCGGCGATGGTGCACTACTTCGAGCACCTGGGACCGGACGGCAAGGTGACGGTGGTGAAGACGGCGGGGATCACGAAGCCGCAGCTGAAGCGGCTCGGTGATCTCACGACCGACCGGGCAGGACAGCCCAACTTCCAGGAGCTGAAGGGCCTCGCGCGCAAGTGGCTCGAAGCTCGGCAGCGTCCGTGGCTCGCGTCGAATCAGCCGGTCGAATTGCGGTACATGAACGAGGCAGAGGGGGCGGAGCTGATTCTCCTGTTGGAGTCGCAGGCGGCTGAGCCGGCCTTGACCTCGGGGTCGGAGCAGGAGCAGTTACTGAACGCGGTGCTGACAGAGACCGCGACGACACACCTGAAGGACAAGGTGATCCTACTGCTCACGAAGTCCCGTGGCGTGGACATGATCGAGCAGATTCCGATGCCCGAGTTGCGTCAGCTGTTGGCTCAGGCGCGCTCGGTGATTACCGACCCCCAGGTGTTTGGCGTGATGCTCGAACGCACGATGGCGGCAGCGGCGGGTGGCCCGGCGTAGGGCTGGGCAGCAAGGAGGAACACTATGGCAACCGTGTATGCACTGGCGTCGCTGTGCGTGTCGACGGCAGCGGCGTTCCTGTGTCTGGCAGTCCTGGAGTACACGAAGGCCCGGACGTACCGGACCGAAGCGAGCGCGGCGTTGCAGCTGGCGCTCACGCACCTGAACAGTGCCGAGGAGTATCTGGCGCGGGTGCACGCAGAAACCCCGGAGTCCGATCCGGATGGAGCGTCCGATGTCCGGTACCAGTGATCTTCGACTCGACGATGAGCAGCGGGCTGCCGCGATGGCCCCCGAGCGCTTCGTGCGTGTGCGGGCCGGTGCGGGTACGGGCAAGACGACGTGCCTCGCGGCTCGGGTGCGTTATCTCGTGCAGGCACAGGGCGTACCGCCCCGTGACCTCTGCGTGGTCACGTTCTCCAAGCGCGCCGCGGAGGAGATTAAACGGCGCGTAGGCACGACCGCGATCGACGCGCAGATCGGTACCATCCACTCGCTCGGCTACCGGATACTCCAATTCGAGCGCATGGGCCGTCCGATCGCGGACGACCGCAAGCGGGGCACCTTGGTGTTGCGTGCGATCAAGGCAACCGGGTGCCGCGACTCACTCACGTACGTGAAGGCAAAGATCGGCCGTGCCCGTGCGTTCGGGGTAGCGTATCCGGCGAACATCGCGGAAGTCGGCTACGAGTACGAGCGCATCCTGCACGACGACGAGGGCCTGTGGGACTTTGACGACCTCGTGCTTCAGCCCACGGCGCTGCTTGCGAGCGATCCGGGGCGTCACCAGAAGTGGCTCCGGCGCTACGCGCACCTGATCGTGGACGAGGCCCAGGATACGAGCACGTGTCAGTGGGACCTCCTCGAACATCTGGTGGGAGCGAGCACGCAGCTCTACATCGTGGGTGATCCGGGGCAGTCGATTTACACGTGGCGTGGAGCCACGCAGGACGGCATGCTCGAATCCCTCGAAACTCGCTTCGATCAAGCGCCGTTTGCCACCTACACGATCAGCCGGAACTACCGTAGCCGCGGGCAGATCATCACGACGGCGAACCGCGTGCTGCACGGGAAGAAGGAACACGTGAACGTCTCGCAGGCGCGTGAGGAAGGCACACCGATTCTGCCGATCGTGGTGGGTGGCACCTGGGAACGGTTACTCCGGCATTCGTTCGAGCGGTCGCTCGGGCTGCTGATGGCGGCCAAGGTGCCGCCGACCGATGTGGTGGTGCTTGGCCGCACGCATGCTGTGCTAGGCGAGTGCGAGGCGGTCTGCGTCGGGCTCGGTGTGCCCTACGTGGTGGCGGGGGGCTTCTCATTTTACGACCGGGCGGAGATCAAGGACGTGATGGCGTACCTGGAGTACGCTGCGGGGCTCGATCGGCTGGCATCCCTCGAACGCATCTACAACCGGCCCTCCCGTTACTTAGGACGTGTCTGGCTGGATTCATTACAGGCGCAGGGCGGTTGGCCGAAGTGGGAGACGAGCGGGCCGAGCGCGTTCCGCTGGTCGCAGCGCTACATGAGTGAGCGGGCGGACGAGCTGTGGTCGATCTGCTGTCAGCTTCGACGCTACAGTCACGACACGCGGGCTGCGGGCATCCTGCACTACGTGCTCAATGGCCCGGTCGGCTACCGGAATTGGGTGCACAAGGACGGGCTCGCGGAGCAGGAGGAGTCGGAAGACAATGACGTGGACGAGAATCTGGATAGCCTTGTGGAAGGCGCGGGCACGCGCACGCTCGGGGAATTCGTGGCGTTCGTGGATCAGTGCCGGCGCCATCCGAAGCGGGTGGAGACTGCGGCTGGTTCGATCACGCTGAGCACCATCCACCGGGCGAAGGGTTTGGAATGGCCGATCGTGCTCTTGGTCGGTTTGGAGGAGGACATCCTGCCGCACCATCGGGGCGAGCCTGAGGGCGAGGAGCGGCGGCTGTATTACGTGGCAGTCAGCCGGGCGCGTGACGCGCTCGTGCTTGCGCTGTCGGGTGATCCAGAAGCCCACGACGTGTCACGATACGCATTGGAGACGCTCGAAGCGACCAACCAGCGGCACATCATTCCGGTGGCCGAGCTGGAGTACGAGGAGGGTGACGATGGCAGCCCCGACTCTGGACCGCCCGCTGTCGCTCTGTTGTCCGCTCCCGAAGGGCATGCGGGTGGTAGCGCGGCAGGGGACGGGGGAGACGACCGTGTTCGTGGTGCAGATGGCACTCCCGGCGGGGGTGCTGGACATCCTGAGCGAAGCGTTGGAAGTGGCAGCCCGGGTGACGGGCTCGCCCCGGCTGGGGGCGCGGATCACGGCAGTGAGCCAGGAATTCCTGGGGACGTGGAGCACACCGACGACTGATGCCGAAAGCGGTCAAGGAGCGGACGGGACCGAAGTGTCCACGGTGCGGGGTGCTCTTGCGAGGCGAGACTGAGGAGCAGTTTCTGAAACGGCGGGCACGGGAACGGCAACGTGCATATCGCGGGAGGCAGAAGGCATGGCGAACGAGGCGAAGCTGACCTGGCGGGCAGCGATCAAGCGGGCGACAATGACGCAGAAATTCAACGATCGCGGTGAGGTCCATTCCACCCTCCAGCTTCAGTGCGAGGGCGACATGGTGGACGCGGAGGGCACACAGGCGCTCGCCCTATTGCAAAAAGAGCAGATAGTCGTCATTACCATCGAAGCAGCACAGCTCACGCTCGGGTGGACGACGCCCGCAGAGCAGAAGGGAAACACTCATGCCGAGATTTCGGACCAAGATTCGGGAAGTCGACGCGATCCAATTCACGAGACCGCTGACGATCTCGGGGTCCTCTGACGAGATAGCCGACCCCACGGAAGTGCAGCATGTGACCGTGGGGGATTGGCTGCTCACGCACCCCGATGGCACGCAGGAGACCGTAAGTGACACCGAGTTCCGCTCGCAGTACGAGGAGGTCCACGTCGTGCGGCGCGGGCGTCCGCCCAAGTCGAGCGGCGTTGCTGCGGTCGCCTCGACTAAGCGTAGGCGGCGCCGCCATCGCGCCCGCAGCAAGGCCCCAGCCAACGCCAAAGCGGCATGATGATCCGCTGGGTCGATAGCCCCGGCCTAGGGCTGCTCTGTCTCTACGACACGCCCTATCCGCCGGGGTTGGCCCCGTGGCTGCCGGCCTTCCATGTGACCGAGATTCCGCTACTCTCTCGGAAGTGGGTGCCGCTCCAGGTCTGGCAGGACGTGATCCTCGCCAAGTCCGTCTTCCCCGGCGCCTACGTGGTAGACGTGCTCGATGTCGTGGCTCAACGCAAGCGATGGGAACGCCGCCAACAGCGCCAGCAGACGCGGCTCTGGTCCGGGCCGCGCGTCGGGTACGTCGAACAGGATCGCGAGTAGCCTGGGGGCTGCTCCGTACCGACATCTGCGAGCGCGACTCCTGGCGCTGTGTGGTGTGCCGCTCCCTGCGGCAGCTGACCGTGCACCACGTGATTCCGCGCTCGCGCAGTGGAAGGGACTGGCCCGAGAACCTCGTGACGGTCTGCGCGACCTGTCACGAGAAGATTCAGCGCGCCTGGGCGATTCACGCTGCGGTACTTGCGGGCGTCGCCTGTGGCCGCACCTGGAGCCGTAATGGGTGGAACGAAGAAGGGCTCGCGCGGTTCTGGTCGCTCCTCCAAGCGATCACTCATGGTCGTAGGTCGGGTCCAGAATGGCTCACCGATCCCTACTGACGCCGAGGTCGAGCGCCTGGGCTACTGGTGGCTACGCTATAAGAACCAGCCGCTCGAAGAGCTGCCGAAGGAGACCAACCTGGCAGTTGCTCTGGCCGACGTGGGGGTGATGGCACTTGGCTACTTGGCCCGGCGACTGACTGACCCCGATACCCCGCCGGGGGTGCGAGACCGCATCGCGCTCGCTTTGGGGCCGAAGGTCCTGGTTCAGCTGCACCGCGGGGTGACCAATGTTCCCGCCTCGGACGAGGGCGAAGGGCTGCTCGCGGACTACAAACCAGAGGGTGCCTGATGGGCATTGACTTCCTGTGTTGGCTCGTCGCGTTGATTTGCTTCGCGCTCGCCACGGCTGGCGTCCCGGCACCGCGGGTACAGATTGGTTGGCTCGGGGCGTTCTTCATTGCCCTGGCCGAAGTGCTGCACGTCGCGACCTCGCGCTAGGCAAGCGGTCTGGTGCCGCTCGGGGCGGCACCTTCTCATTCTCGACGGCGCTATCCAGGACGGGCGCATTCAGCGCTGCCGGTCCTGTCGGCACTGGTCGGATCACCGGGGGCTGCGCCGGCTCCCATTGGCGCTCGCCCGTGCCCGGGTCGAATGGCCGGCGACGGTCCCGACTGTCTGGCATGTGGCGCTGGCATACCGGGCGATGGTTCAGGCGCTCACCCGAGTGCACACGGAGGCAATAAAGCAGTGTGAATCTCGGAGGGAACGGGCCGAATACATGGCCCGCATCCGCGACGCGGCAAAGGGGTGGTTCCCCACGGCATGTAGGATGCAGGGGAAGTTGATGATGCCGTGTTCCTACTGTGGGAAGTGGGCCTATCGCTTCGTGCCGCGCGACCGGGCCTGGGCCTGTCCGTCGTGTGGAGGATTTGGGCGCCTGCCTGTCCTGAGCTGGGCGCTGGCTGACTATCTCTGTGCGATTAAACTCGGAGTTACGGGCACTGTGCTACGGTCGAAGTGGCGGCGAGCCCTGCGTCTGACGCAGCGCCCCTCATTTGCGATCGGGCATCTCGTGGCGCTTGCGACAGCAGCCACTGTTCTGCGGGAGACGCCACCACGCGGGTGCTACGAGGTACCGCCGTGTGGGAAAGCCACCGGACACGGCGCGCTGCGCCTGCGGCTCCTAGCGACGTACGCGGACGCTGTATGGGATATGCAAGTCTCGCCAGAAGCATTTTGGAACCGGCAGGTAATAACTGCCCAATAATTGTGGCACCCGACAAGACTGTCTCGGTGATTCGGATTATTCTGCTATTGGCAAAAAATAGTCTTGACATCGAAAAGCCGCTGTGCTAATTTCCAGCCGTGGTCGTAGCAAGGCGACCGCAAACTAGCAAGGAGGATACGACCTATGGCGAACGAGAAACGGCGAGCGGCATTGCTTGCCGCTCCAAAGCCGGTAATCGCGAGGGCCGGCTATTGGGGCAAGATCGGGCAGACCGTGGAAGTCCCGCTGTCGGACCTCCACGTCTCTGTCTACGTGCGTGAGAAGCCCGACCAGGATCACACCTTGATGCTGGCCGAGCTGATCGACGGCGGGGTCGAGCTGGACCCCATCACGGTGTACCCGAACGAGGACGGCAGCGGATGCATCGTGCGTGACGGGCGGCATCGCGTGGATGCAGGCGCGCTGCTCGATCGGAAGACTGTGCGGGCGAAGGTCGTGCCGCCGGCCCGTGACACTGTGCAGGAGATCGCTCTCGCGTTCAAAGCGAACGCGGGTGGTCCGAAGCCTCCCACGCGGGACGACATCGAGCACTCGATTCGGCTGCTGCTCGCGGAGAAGGTGCCCTACGGCAAAATCGCGGAGATTCTGCCCATTCCGCAGTCGCTCGCGAAGAAGTACATCAGGACGATCCAGATGCAACGGCTCCGCGCGCGGCTGAAGCAAGCGATGGAAGCGATCACGGATGGCAGCTTGAACATTCCGCAGGCGGCAGCGCGCTACGATGTGGACGAGGAGCAGCTGCGGAAGGAAATGGGTGGTCGGCGGAAGAAGAAGCACCAGAAGGGCGCCGAGGCCCAGCGCGTGATCCGGGCGCGCTTCCGGTCGCTGTCGCAGCACAATGGTGCCATGCTGCGGAAGCTGCTCGAAGGGTACCAGGACGGCGATGTCTCGATGCAGTTGGTCGAGACGGCACTGCGCACGATGCGCGACTCGCTCCGGCAGATTGGCAGCACGCTCAAGAGCTGGGAGCAGCGTTTCCACGTAGCGCGTGGCACGCAGGTGCAGATGGCCGAGGTCGAGAGCGATGGAGACGACAACGAGTAGCTGCGCCCACTGTGGGCGGCTACTGTCCGACGACGGTGGGACTGTCCCGTACGATGCGCTGTGCACGTGCGAGGGCAGCCCACCGCTCACAGGAGAATGGACTGTGTTAGACTTGGAAATCGGCAACGAACGGGCCGTGCCGACATTGCCTCCCAGCCCGACGCAAGGAGACGACCAATGAGCGAAGTTTCGATTGTGGAACCGAACCGCCAGTATTACGCGCGGCCACGCGACCAGCGGTTCGAGAACCTGGCTGCCTTGAAGGCGAAGGTGGACAGCCGCCGTAGCACCGCGCGCGTGTTCGACGTGCCGCTCGATAAGCTGACGGTGGAGACCGCCAACTACGTCAAGCCGGGACAGACCGAGGGCAAGCCGGGCATCTTTTTCGGGGCGCCCAACTCGCCCTTCAACTTCCTGCCGACGCACTGGTCATTTGGCCAGATGTGCCAGCGGGCGCACGCCCCTGCGACGTATCTCCGCGAGCTGAGCATGCCGACCGCGGTGACGTGCTTGCAGGAGGGCTTCGCCAAGCAGGCGTCCGAGGACGGCACGGACGCGCGGCTGCTGGCGTGGCCGGTCCCGGATGTGGAGGGCGCGGAGGACGACGACACGTACGAGCTGCGCGCGGCCACGAGCGCCAGCTACGGGCGGATTTGGGACATCGATGTGGTGGACCTCGTGGAGCGCATCGTGGATGCGACGGGCGGCAAGTTCGAGAATCCGCTCGTGTGGGACACGCACAAGGACGGCACGCATAAGCGTGGCGGTCTGTACGCGTCGGACCGGGACGTGTTCATGTTCTTTGTGGACGGCGGCTCGATCGTGGATGGCGGCAGTGAGCGCGACCAGCTGCACCGCGGCTTCTACGCGTGGAACAGTGAGGTCGGCGCGGCGACGTTTGGACTCGCCACATTCCTTTTCCGGGGCGTGTGCGGGAATCACCAAATTTGGGGCGCGGAGCAGCTCTGCGAGCTGCGCATCCGGCACAGCCTGAACGCTCCGGAGCGCTTCATCGCGGAGGCCGGGCCGACGCTCAAGTCGTACGTGAACGCGCCGGCAGCGCCGCTCGAAGCGAAGATCAAGAAGGCCAAGGCGTTCGAGATTCCTGGGGCGCCTGACCGGGACAAGCTGATCGAGTTCGGCAAGAAGCACGGCTTCACGGCGAGCGAGATCAGGCAGGGCATCGCGTACGCGGAGCGCGAGGAGGGCGGCGAGGTCGTCAACCTGTGGACGCTGATGCAGGGCTTGACGGCGAGCGCACGAGATTATGCGTGGATAGATACCCGCGTGGACCTGGAGCGCCGGTCCGGCAAGCTGATGCAGCTGGCGGCGTAGTCATGGCACGCAGCTGTGATCTGTGCCCCAGCAGCGACAGCGTGCGCTGGCATGTCGTGCTGGCGCAGTGGCTGTGCTTCCGCTGTTGGCGCGCAGTGCAGAAGCAATCCGCATGAGGGCTTGGTCGCAGGCGCCAAATCGGGGTACGACACGTCTGCGGCCAGGGGACGCGGCGGGGGAATGGGTCTCCCGCCGCGTTCGTTTTCATATCACACGCAAGGAGGACATATGGCAGATTTTACGAAGATCGGTAGCACGCAGGTACGTGGACAGATGTACGTCGTGTCGTGCTCCAGCAACGGCACTTTCTACACGCATCGCCCGAGTGATGCCCTGACGTATACTACCACGATCGCGCACGGTGCCACGTACGAGGCCGCGATTGCTGGGTTGAAGCGGAAGGTGGCGGAGCAGGCGGCGAAGGTCGCCATTCCGTTCACGCAGGTGACCAACTACCGTCCGCGCAAGGGTATCGCCCGCGGGATTCATGCGAAGAACCATACGCTCCTGGTCACGCTGGAGAATCCGACCGAGAAGTGTGAGCTGTCGCATTACCATGATGCTCTGCGTCCGCTCACCGAGGACGAGACGACGGAGGTTGAGCGCTTGGGCGCGACTGTGCGTCAGGCAGAGGCAGTCGCGGCGAAGGCCAAGGAGGAATTCAACGCGTACATTGCGCCGTTCCAGCTGGGCTCGCGGTTCGGGCGTCCCAAGACGGGAGCGGGCAACAGCCTGCACGATCAGGTGACGGCGGCGGTGGACGCGAAGGTGAAGGCACAGGAGACCGCGGCTCAGGTGCAGGCGCATGTGCATCTGGTCGAGGTCGAGAAGCCCGAGGCCGACCAGTCCAACGGGACGGAAACCTCGGTATAGCCCGGTAGAGCCCGGTTCCTGGCCGGGCAAGGGTGCGACCACACCCTCGGCCAGGGCAGGGCTGTACGGGCTTCTAATACGCAAGGAGGACCTATGGCGAACACAGTCAAGAGGCACGAAGCAGAGGAAGCCACGTTCGACGTGGCGGACGACAACGAAGATGGGCAGCCGAGGATGACTCGGCAGCGTACGCGACGCGAGGAAGTGCGGCACCAGAACCGAATGGACCGCTGGGCCGAGCGTCAAGCACAGGAGAGCTGGTGATGGCAGGGCTCAAGCTGTCATTCGGGCTGAACCACGTGATACCCGAGACCGCAAAGGCAGCCTGGGGCTGCCGGGCGATCGTCACGCAGGACGGCACAGTGGACCTCGTGTACGACCGCCAGGACTGCCAAGGCGACCCGGCAGAGAAGCATCGCCTGGTCGAGTGGCTGAATGGTGGGGCGAACAAGGCGTGGATGGCGAAGGCCGCAGACCTCCTGCGCGATTACACGATGTCCACGCGTGACGCGCACACGTTCACGCTATACGTGGACAACAAGGGCGTCGTGCAGGGCGACACGCATGGGTCAGCTGGCTACTTGTACGTGGCTGCCTGGCTCAAGGAGAAGGCCAATGGCTGACCCCACGGAGATCGGACGCGCGATTCTCACAGAGTTAATCAACAACAACCCGCAGACGCGTGAGCAGCTGGAGGCAGCGTACGGGCAAGTGTGGAACACGCAGGAGCTGACGCGGGATTTTTCGGTCGTGGGCTTTGGTGCACCGTTCGTGATCGTCACGCGGAAAGCGGATGGGCAGAAGGGCTCACTTACATTCCAGCATCAGCCCCGCTTTTATTTCGAGTTTACGCCGGATTCCAGCGCATGAGTCCTGATGCGCAAATGTTCGTGGCGATACTCGCGTGTGTGGTGGGGTGGCGGACGGTGAAGGGAGGATGGCGGCGGTGGTTCTGGCGGCGGCGCAGATAGGCGCCCTACCCGCCTGTCTGTCTGTCGGGGAAGCGGCGCCTGGCTTTCATGGGGCTGGGCGCCGCTTCTCGTTTGCGGTGTGTGGTACAATGCTCGAAATTCAACGCGGGCCGACCAGCCCGCAGCGCAAGGAGGCGCATATGGCATTTCTCTTTCTCGGGAGTCTGCACGAGGGCATCAAGTCCCTCGACCGTGGGCAGCTGGGCATGGCGTGCGGCTGCCACTACGACGGGAGTGTTCCTGGCTACGCGCTTGTCACGTGCCCGCAAAATCACTTCAGTCAGTATTGCGACCGCAAGCTACTGGTGGAGCATCGGGCGACGCACAAGCGGCGCCGTAAGAGCTGCAAGTTCTGCAACGGGACACCAGCGTAGCCATGCTCGATCAGCTATGGGTCGCATGGCTCGCGTGGGCAGTCTTGCTCGTGTGTGCGGTGGGGTCGTTCTGGCCGAGGCAGAGACACTGATGGCACAGCGCTGCTTTCTGTTCGTCGGAGAGCGGCGCTCGCCACGGGCAATCCGCATGGGCGTCCGTCTTCAGGACGGGCGCTTGGCGGGGCGCTCGCTGTTCGACGCACTGGAAGTCTGCAACATCAACCCGCAGGATCACCTGTACGCCAATCTGTTCGAGCGGCGTGGGTTCGCGTGGCTGCGCAAGCATGAGGCATCGGGCGTCACCATCGTGGCAATGGGACGCAAGGTGCAGGCAGCGCTCACGCGCGCAGGTATCCCGCATCGCTCGCTCGTGCATCCGGCCGCGCGCGGCGCCATTCGGCGCAAGCGACGGTACGCAGCGCACGTGCGACACGTTCTGACCCGCAAGGAGGCAACATGAAAGGCAAGCTGATGCTCTACATCGATCAGCACGGCTGCCACTACTACGCGCGCAGCGTGAAGGAGTTGCGCGAGAAGCTAGGCGGCGGCCACGTCTCGAAAATGTACGTAGACCGCAAGGACGGCACGAGCTGGCACGTGGGGTACGTGGTGGGCAAGCTGTGGTGCTCTGCGTTCGTGCCGTTCGAGCAGAAAGCGAGTTGGTCATGACGAAGCGATACGAGCTAGTGAAGGACGGCTCGCGCCTGATCGTGACCGTCGAAACTATGACGGTCGTGACTGCGGCGGAATCGCCTACGCACGGCTGCTTTGACGCCAACTTCCTGGGCGACGATTGGGACGCCGTGCGCAAGCAATTCGAGGCCGAGGGCTTCACCATCCACGAGGGGCAGTGACATGAACTGCGAGTGTGCAGACAAGGGCTGCCCCACGCACGAGGGCAAGGAGTCGTGCGAAGGCACCGCGACCTGTCGCATCCGCCGGATCGACGTGGGCGATTGCGACTACTTCGAGTTTTGCGATCCATGCGCGGATGATGCATTAGCTTCTGGCGTGTTCGCAAGAGAGGAGGACGATGACGAGTGAAGTTCTACTATAAGCCCCTGCCGCGCCTCCGGCAGCGGCTGCCGTTCAAGCATCCGCTGCGCCAGCGTGAGCGCCGCACTCTCGCGCAAGCATTGTTCGCATTTGCCCTGGCCGGGGCGCTCGTCGCGTACTGGCTGCGGCACTGACTGTCTGTCTCGTGGAAGCGGCGGCGCGCTGAGCGCGGCGCGCTCGCCGCTGGCCCGAGAATCGAGTGTGCTAGGCTCACTTTCCGCGGCGGGACTTCCCTGCCGCGCCTAACCCCACGCGACCACGTGGGAACCAGACGCAAGGAGGCGTTTATGGACTTGACCCGGTACTTCCAATTGCTGCTCGCGGCGTTCGTCGCGCGCGGCGCCGCTTGGCTGGACGCGCATGCGCCGGCCGGCTGGGCGGACCTCTTGCTCGCCTACATGGGCGACATCCACATGAGCGACGGCGCGCACTGCATCGTCGGCACGCTCGTGCGGACGGACTTCATGAACGGCGTCGCGCACAGCGTCGCGAACGAGCGTGACGGCGGAGGCTTCAACGAGTTTCTCTCGAAGCACCGTCTGGGCAACGGCGGCGCGTACGGCTTCAACATCCCGTACGATGACGACGTGCCTGGCGACGAGGCGTTGACGCTCAGCGAGAACGTCACGTGGACGATGCTCATGGAGTGCTGGCGGACGGAGATTCTCTCGCGCGTGACGCGGGAGAGCGTCGGTGTTGCCATGGGCAGGCTCGCGCGACGGCAGTTCGAGATCGCACGTGAGCGTGAGGCGGACGAGACTGCCGTGAGCAATGCGGAGGCGGTGCTGGCGGACGCGCGTCGGCGCCAGGTGGAGGCCGAGGAGGCATACGCGAAGGCGGACGGCGAGGTCGAGGCCGCGCGCGAGCGGCGCATTGCCGCGGGCGAGCAGCAGACGCACGCGGAGAACGACGAGTACGAGGCGAATGTGGCGCTCGGGGACGTGCAGCGTACGCAGCGCGAGCACGACATCAAGCACGTGGAGGCGGCAGCGGGCATCGAGACGCTGCGCGCGTACCTCGATCGGCCGGAGCCGGTCGTGGTGATCGCCCCGCAGGACTGATGCGCTCGCGCGAGTGGCGCGACATCGCGGGCAACAGCTGGAACGATTACGCGCTGCTGATCGCTCTGTTGCTGTGGCTCGCGGCGTACGCGTGCAGCTGTAGCGAGGCACCCATGCCTGACTGGCGTGAGTGCCAGGACCTGAACGACACGCGGTACATCATGTGCCCGGAGAATCCCGCGGCGTGCCGAGACGCCTGGAAGGCGTTACGGGCCTCGGGATGCCCGATCACAGGCTGACCCCTAGCCCGGAGCGTCCACGCGGCGCTCCGGCGTTCCTACGCGCAAGGAGGCGCATTCTCCCATGACTCTGTTCGAGTTTCTGAAGGCATTGCAGCTGGCGCTCACGAGCGGCTTGTTCGTGCGCGACCCCGAATACCGCGAGGTCCGCATCCGCCCCACGAGCGACGCCGCACAGGAGGCGCTCTACGCGAACGTGGGGCAGCCGGTCTCCCGCCACACCACGCTCTACTGCCCGCTCACGTGTGTGGCGCTCTTTCTCGGGTATGACAGCATCAGCGTGGGCGATTACCACCTGGCGGGTAAGGTGCTCGGCATCGATCCTGACGTGCAAGAGGCAATCGTCTCCGCGGCAGACACCATGTTCACGCCACAGCAGCTGACCGAGGAGCAGGCATTCATCACGGGCGAATGGCGCGGACGCGAGCGACTCACCCTGGAAGCGGCCACCACGCCCGTTCCGGTGCGCCGCATCCCGTGACACGCGCTCTCGTGCGAGCGCTCTGGCTTCTCTGCTTGCTCGCACTGATCGCGTTCTCTCGCTGATTCCCTCGCGCGTGCCCCCTACGGTACGCGCAGAAAGGAGGCCACCCATTCACTCCTAGAACGTACTCCTGAGCGCAGCAACATGCCCCCGGTCGTCTGCCGTACACAGGCGCGGCCGGGGGCACGCCTGTCCCTGCTCGCTCTTCCCCACGCGCATACCGCGCGCGACCAAAAGCCGCCTCAGGCGGCCCGTGCTACGATGGCTCTCGACCGCTGAGGCACCGCGCCGCTCAGCCCGGCATCCGCACACACACCCAGGCGCAAGGAGACTCTTCCCATGGCCAAATCCCCTCACGTGCCCGCCTCCGTCGCGGGCCTCACCCCGCCGCCCGCAGCTGCACCCGTGCAGACGCCCGTCGCGAGCGACGACCTCCAGGCACAGCTGATCGCGCTCCGCGCTGAGAACGCCCGCCTCACGAACGCGCTCGGCTCCCAGAAGCCGGCTCGCGCGCTGCGCGAGGTCTCGGTCGGCTGGAACACGCTCGGCACGCGCAAGGCGAGCGGCAAAGAAAACACCGGCATCGTCTCGCTCCACCTGGGCGACGACCCCGATACGGGCGCCTACCGCGGCTGTGTGAACGGGGGAGCACAGTTCTGGAGACTCCTGTGCGCGCTACTTGCCGAGAAACCCTCAGCTTTTGCGCAACAGCTGCTCGCGGGTATCGCGCAGCGCGAGAACGACCTGAAGCCCTACTAGCTCGCCTACGCACGTACGAAAGGCCTCTCGCGCGACCACGCGAGAGGCCTTTTTTT